TTATTTATTAATATTTTTGAGAGCTTGACCGTAAATCCAATAATTAGTTGTGACATTCTTATGGTTAACCTTCTTAGACACTGAGAAACGATACCAATTATATTGTGTGGCCTGGTTGGCGGTCATGTTAACTTTGACAGGGAATTGGCTAATCTTTTTTAAATTAATTCCTGATTTTTTCCAAGAAATTGTCTTGATCTTTTTATAGTTACTGTTAGGTACATGGTTGTATAACTTAAATGAACCGTAGTTATTGTTGAATTTGGCGTTCATTTTTGTCTTAGTATACTTTAGCTGTCCTACCATTGGCCCTTTAGTTGAAGTTGTTTTTGCACTTACACTAATACCCATAACAGACAGCGCCATCAACGTGGTAAACAGCATTACAAATCTTTTCATAAGTGTTGCCTCCATCAGTAATATATTTTGTTTCAGGTACACGGCCATTACATCATTTAAAATTGAATGATTACAGCGATTTTGCTAGATCGTTTAATATTTTTAATAGTCTTCACTAGAAAGCATCATTTATTTAAATGAAAAAATTATGGTAATACATCTGCCCACTATAAGAAAATAAAAACACCCAATCTTTTTAAGAAGGGTGTCCTATCAGTGGTATTGAATTTATTAGATACCTAATCAATAACTTTAGAAATGTCCAGATGTGCCGCGCTGGCAATTCTCTTTCCATAATCTTTGTCTGCATGGTAGAAGTTTTGCGTAGCCAAGATCTTGATTTCATCATTATCGAAAGTACTAAACGCATTAACAATCGTTTGGATTAACCGTTCTTGTTCGTCATCTGACATCAAACGATACAAGTCTCCGGCCTGTGAATAGAAGTCGGTATCATATGGCTTGAAATGGCCGGTTTCACCTGACACACCATCTGCGTGAATTTTCGCTTTATGCACTTCTTTAGGACCGTTTTTACTGTTCGGTTCGTAATTAACACTATCATCTTGATTTTGTGCCATAAATCCATCACGAGCGTAATTATGAACCTCGTTAATGGGCCGGTTTATTGGTAGTTGCTCATAGTTTGCCCCAAGTCGATACCTTGCAGCATCTTTGTACCCAAATAAACGCCCCTGCAATAATTTATCTGGTGAAGCCTCAATTCCTGGTACCAAATTGGCCGGTGAGAACGCTAACTCCTCGACTTCATCGAAATAGTTCGTTGGATTTTCGTTTAACGTAAATTCACCTATTGTGACTAATGGGTAATCTTTGTGCGATACTACCTTTGTCACATCAAAAATATCCGATTTATAGCTGAATCCATCTTTATAAGGAATAATCTGCACCGCTACTTTCCACTTAGGGAAATTCTTTTCTTCAATAGCATCATACAGGTCATGTAATAGATAATCGGTGTCTTTGCCTGCGATTTTTTCCGCCGCATCATCAGTCATGTTATGAACACCTTGATCACTGATAAAGTGATACTTCACCCAAAAAGCTTCACCATGTGCGTTAACCCATTTAAATGTATGACTTCCATACCCATTCATAGTTCTGTAACTAGCCGGATTACCACGATCGCCCATCAAATAAGTCACCTGGTGCGTACTTTCCGGAGAATGAGCCCAAAAATCCCATTGCATCTCATTATCTCGAAGATGTGTCTTCGGATCCCTTTTTTGAGAATGAATAAAGTCCGGAAACTTTAGAGGATCATTTATAAAGAAAACAGGTGTGTTATTCCCAACAATGTCATAATTCCCCTCTGCAGTATAAAGTTTAATCGCAAATCCCCGAACGTCTCTGATCGTATCAGGATAACCAGACTCCCCAGCTACTTGGGAAAATCTGATAGCCAAAGGTGTTTCCTTACCTTCTCCATTAAATAAATCAGCTTTGGTATAATCGGACATATCTCTCGTTAATTTAAAAGATCCTTTAGCTCCGGCTCCTTTTGCGTGTACGACTCGTTCCGGAATTCGTTCTCTGTTAAAATGTGCCAATTTTTCAAGTAGTTCATAATCTTGCATCAGTACTGGGCCACGTTTCCCGGCTGTTTGCGAATGATTATTATCCGACCAAGGTTGACCCGATTCGGTAGTTAGCTTTTCTGTCATGTCATTTCCCCCTTAACATTCCTATATTTTGGTTGTACCCTATTTAAAACTTGAATTCAAGTATTTAGCTGTATTCAATTACAGAATTAAAGCAAGCTAGATTACGACTACTTACGTTTCTTTTTAATCGGGTGCCATTGTATTTGAGGTATAAATTCATCATATATAAAAATGCTCGCCTTTGGGGAAACAGACCTCCCGGGTGGCAACAATACGCGATATTGTTAATACTGTTCACATATCCATGTCGACCATTGAAATGATTTAAAAACTGTTGGTACAATCGGGTTAATTTAACTAAGGTATATTTTTAAAAAGATCCCATTTGAATAACGAAAAGGAGAATTAATAAAATGATCTCTACGCTTATTGGCTTTTGCTTTTTGGGCTTTATTATTATGAGTATCGGACTCAAATATAACGTGTCTAAAACTATATACTTTGGCCTGGCCGTGATGATCTTTCCAGTGTTAACCTTCTTTTTTTTATACTTTACTCATTAAGGCGACCCTGCCGATTTCCTCGTTTTACATCTTATTGGAATAGTTTTTGTAAATTTCGTGAACAAAATATAAGAAGCCGCCTACCCCAATAAGGGCAGGCGGCTAGACGAAACTAGGTTAGATGAAGAATTCAGGCTCTTCAAAATTTGTATATGACTCATTAAGCGTTTTTATTATAGCACAGCTAAAGGTTATTTGAGAGCCTTAATAAATTTTACATAGTCCTTGTTGGCAGTCACGTAACCGACAGCGGTTTTAAAGCGGTAAATCTTACCGTACTTCTTCGGTTGAGCATAAAAACGACTCCCCTTCATAAAACGCACAGCCCGCTTCTGTTGTGCCTTAAGATCTTTGTATGCGTACACTTTTGGTGCAACAACTTCATAAAGCCCTTTAGTTTTGTAGTATTCTGGCTCGCCCATTGTTCCTACCACTCCATTCTTTAAATCCTTAGCAAATTGCCGTTTACTGATCCCCCATTTAGCCAAATAACCGTAAGGGTCAACATGGTCGCCACCGAAATGTTGAGTCACCCACTTATGCGTCTTAACTCCTTCAGTTGTGCGTCCACCTTTATCCAATGTTAAAGGAATCCCGTACTTTTTGGCGTAATATCGAATCAACCAAATATAGCGCTTATAAGATTCATTAAAACGGGCCTGCGTATCAACATGAGCTAGTTCGACTTGCATCGGGCTGTACGGGTTAGCATCTAAAGCACCCCAAGCCACATATCCCGGCTGCCCAACTTGGAAAATCGCCGTATCGTCCACAATAAAATGGGTATATGCGGCACCGTAATGTCCTTTCATATACGCCGCTTCGTTTCGAGCTGAATGGGCGCCCTTGTTGGCATCGTTGCCAGTATCATGCGCAATGATAAACCGCTTAACAGCCATTCGCCCATCACCTTCAGTGGCACCCAAAGCATAATCATTATTAATTGGATATCCCATTATTTAATCCCTCCAAAACCTTTAAATCCATCAAATAAGCCGGCTGTAAAACCACCAACTAACAGCCCCATTACAGCACTAGACAGGTAATTCGTGTCACCCGTCGTGGCAGTTGCCACCAAGCCGACCAAAATACCCGCCCCCATGGCTATCCAAGGCAAGTAATGGTTACCTAGCCGCGTCGTTTTAAAGGCCTGAGTGATACAAAAAACGACCAAAACTGTAATCATCAGTTCGGCCGTCGTCCCTAAATTAAGTTGTTGAATTAAATCCATATTATCCTCTCCTATAAGTCGCCATACTTTTGAATATAGCGATCAATTTTATGTTGCAGTGCTACGTTTTGCTGTTCAGCTTTCTCAGCTCGCGTTAATGCTTTGGTATACAGTGATTCCCATTGTTCTTGTTGCGACTTACGTTTTCCTAAATCATGGGTAAAATAGGCCGCCGCAAAAGCGGGCACAATCGCAATAACGGGGCCAAACTGGTGGACAATCTCCCCCAGCCAATTCATAACGAAGCGCTCCCCGAATCACTCCGTTTAGCTAAATAAAAAACCACTACAGTTAAAGCCGCATTACTAATCCACGGCATATCAATACCCAGCTTGATAAAGTGTGCCAGCTGAAGACAGGTCAAAAAAGTCATCATAAACGCTGATACAATCAGCAAAGCATGATCAAATCGCACAGAACGATTAAAATCGATTACCCAATACAATAACAACGTCCCTAAGACAACAAACGCCCCGCCAAAAATATCATCATTGGCAATGCCTGACAGCACTGGAGGCCAAATAAAATACTGATCACTCAAGACCAAGTGGATCCCAATGGCAATCTGAAATAGACCAAGCATGATATGCAACGGATTCTCTTTAATTGATGATTTAAACACTAGTTTCTGATTTTTCATTTTATCCCCTTCTTTCAAATTTTAAGTAAATAAAAAGCACCTACTGTATAAGTAAGTGCTCTGCGTGGTTATATAGGCCAAGAGGTAATCACAATCTAGAAAGTTTAAGTGTAAGCGCAATCCACTGGCACCACGCGATTAAATTTTATCATTTTTTGACTTATAAAACCGACATTTTTCTAAATTAAACAAAAAACACTCCAAAATAACGGAGTGTTTTACTATTCCAACCTTTAGTTTCCCCAAGAACCGTCCTATCTACTATAGCCTACGCAAAAGCTCTGTTTAGTTCAAGAAAAAAGCTTTTCAATTTCAGAGCCGTAATACCAGCTTTAAATTATACCCGTAAAAAAGCACCTACTTCGTAAGAAATAGGTGCTCATACGCGGAGGATCTAGGATCATCCTGAATAAAAGATGAGAAACCGCTTCATGTTTGGGGAAGCTCCTCCGCATAAAGCAGTATATCATCATTAGGCTAGTTTGGGCAGAACTTTTTCAGGCCATCACAACAATTGAGTGCACTCACTTATTCAATAATTGGATGCACAATAAAAGCCACCTACGAGAGAATATAGGTGGCTTTGAGGTTATATTTTGCGACGAGAAAATTTGGGGGAGTCTCTATCGCTGGTAACTACTGTAGGGGTATCAGAGGAGTAACTGAGCTACCAACAAGAATAATACCTGACATCGAGACAATATACAACTAAAAATATTCGAACAAATAATGTTATTTGAAAATTCATCAATAAATCATGGTGCAATGTACTTTTCACAACCAGGTTAGTTGTAAACAAAAGGCACCTACCATTTCAGATAGATGCCATTTTTTACAGACACGCAGAAGCCAAGTCAATTACTTAACTTGAAAAGGAGTGAAACTGCTGTGTGTTTGAGGAACAGCTTCTGCGCTTTTTTAGTATAGCACGAAACATAAACTTTTCGAGCACTGAATCGCCTTCGCGGGTGCGGAGAGTACGTCTGCTGATCCATGTCGATACCCTCTTGGTTGGGATCACCTCCGCGGGTGCGGAGAGTACTTGAGAAAAACAAAGGGACTTTCGCAGGAAGAAGGATCACCTCCGCGGGTGCGGAGAGTACCAATAAACAATCATTGATATAGCGGCTTCTTTAAAGGAATATCCCTCATTTTTTAATGAGAAACAATTTATTTTTAAAATACACCATTACTTTGAGCAATACAACCGCATAAAACCTAATTTCGAGTTCAATAGTGCTAAGCAAAAGAAAAGCACTTACCAATTAAGATAAGTGCTATACGTGGTAAATGCCTAAAAATCAAATTTTAGAGTAGTATAGCCGCACTCATTACCACGCATGTTCATTTTATCACTATTTCCTTTCTGTACATCACGATCTTTTAATTTTTATAGTATTTTCACCTCTAATTAATAATTTAAACTAAAAGTTAGTAAGCGATAATGAGCAAATGGCTTGGCACATTCCCACCGGAGATCACCTCCGCTAGTGCGGAGACTACGATAGCTCGCGGATCGAGTTAGACAGCGCGTCAGGATCACCTCCGCGGGTGCGGAGACTACTTGGCAGTGTCGAGGCTGGTATCGGATAGCCCGGGATCACCTCCGCGGGTGCGGAGACTACACACTCATTTGGTCCACTTTTTGCAAGCTCTGAGGACCACCTCCGCGGGTGCGGAGACTACTTAACCCGGTCTCCGGCGTTAAGTGTAGAGATGGGATCACCTCCGCTAGTGCGGAGACTACGCTTTACCATCACCAATATTCTGAACGGTTTGGGGATCACCTCCGCTAGTGCGGAGATTACTCCAAGCAATTCGGTCCGCATATTAATCGTTTTGGGATCACCTCCGCTGGTGCGGAGACTACAGCGACGATTACCAAAGTTGACGATATTAAGGAGGATCACCTCCGCTGGTGCGGAGACTACCAATTTACCAAGTCCACATTTGAAGCGTTTGCGGGATCACCTCCGCTGGTGCGGAGACTACCTCAACGTCAAAGCGTAATGCCCCCATCAAATAGGATCACCTCCGCTGGTGCGGAGACTACGGATGTGTCTACAACGGGTGATATGAACAGTCAGGATCACCTCCGCTGGTGCGGAGACTACACGTAGTCGACCTTTCGAATAACAATGGCATTAGGATCACCTCCGCTGGTGCGGAGACTACCAGATTTGGACCGCATCGGTGCTGACTGGGGTGGGATCACCTCCGCTGGTGCGGAGACTACACTAAATAATCATTGATACAACGGGATTTTCCAAAAGGTGTAACCTCAATTTTTATGAGTTTCGAATCCTGTGTTAAAACTACACCATAACTTCGATCACTTCAACTATTTTCCCGTGTAGTCAATACCTGTAATCTCTTTATATTGTTCTGGGGTAAGGCACCAATTAACCATATAATCAATCTTTAACCCCCAAGAGTTGTACAATTTTGCGGTGTCATAATTTGGAAAGCTAAATGGGTTTTTCATTTTCTGTCCCTCCTACTTGTTTGTCTGTAACTCAGTTACTGTCTGTTGTAGTTTAACAATTTGTTGGGTCAAGCTACCAAACTGTTCTTGAAATTGTTGTGATTGTTGAGTAAATCTCTGTTGAGCCTCAGTTTGAGCTCTAGTGGCAGCGTCCAAAACTTGTTCTAGGTTAGTTGCATTAGAAAAAGTTTGGTCCAGTCTATTGGCTTGCTGATCAATAATGCCTTGCAGGTAGTTGATCTCTAAGCTCGGCAGGTTCCCCGGCGCCTGTAAACGGCCATTGCCTAGCAGGCGGTACTGCCACCAGTAGCGGGTGAAGTACTGTACGGACGTGGCCGGTACGTCTACTTCCTGTAAGCCGTCAGCTGTTTCTAGTACGGGGGCAGTGTCCTTATCTGGGAACTCGCCATTGAGTTTTGAATCTGGTTTTACATAATATTTCATGCTAAATCCTCCTTATTTTTGTGTAAAAGAAAAGCACCCTTAGGTGCTAGTAGGCAGTGATCGAGTCTATATCTATATAGCCATTTCCATCAGTTCCTGTGTATATGCAAGTGCTTTTTCCAGAACCACCTGAGTAGTTACTTAAAAAGGTTAAAGTGTCAGTGCCAATGCTTTGAATTTTCGCACCTGCTACCACACCCACTCCGAATTTGCTAACTTCTATCAAGCTGACAATTGCATGCGTCTGCAATTGTTGTTTCGTTAAATTTATAGAAGTTTTGAATAGAAATTTAATATCATCTCGATCTGACCAAATAATCGCGCTACCCGCTTTCGTTTTATTTGGCGGATTGGTAAACGGTACATACTTATAAAAATTAGTATAATCTGTTATTGCCATACCAGAAATACTAAGTTCTAGTCCCCCGTCTAGCTTATCAAAAGTACTGGATAACTTAATGTTTGGTCCACTAATAGCATTATCAGGTAAACTCGCATTGCCTAGATATTCGCTGCCATGCATAAAGAAGCGTTCTTTTTCAAAAATTTTAGTTCCGGGATTTATGCCACTATCCCAAATTAAAGTGTTGCCGATAATTAAACCCATGATTACCCCTCCTAGTATGACAAAATATATTTGATCGCCAAAAATCGATCAAAATCAGTGCTAATTCCAGACCCTAAAACACCATTCACTGAAATTGATAACTCAGTTTTCTGAATTTTCAAATCAACGTTAAATTGAGTGCCTAAATTATCTAAGACTATAATTTTTTTCGACGGCGCTTCTTTAGAAATTAAGACTGGATTTTCAGGAATGGTGAAAGTACCGCTTCCGTTAGCGTTCCAACCGGAAAAGCCACCATAATAATAGTCAGCACTCGTATTTTCAAAAATGATCTGTACACCAGTCTTCTGATTTTGAATTTCTTCTGACAGTTTTAACTTACCTCCGGAAATACCCTTCACTTTATAAAATGGTGTGTTGCCATTCCCTAAATCTTTATCACCTGTTAAAACTCCACTTGAATCCCCGAATGAGTATAGTGAATGTCCGTCAACGACATCGTAATACGCGTTTACTGGAACAATATTTTTATTCGTATCCAACGTAGAATCCGATTTAATGAAATTAGCCGTTTTACCACTACTTAAAAGTATCTGGCGCATGTTGGCCGCATTAATCACTTCTTCTACATGTGAGCTAGTCAGCTCTTGGCCTTGTAAAATTTGGTATCGGGAGTCTTTTGAAACTTCTACAAATTGGTCTTGGACTTTTTTACTGATGCTTGTCCAGAGGTTAGCACTACTAGTAGAATCGATAAACTGGACATTAATTTGTTGTGTCCTGTTATTTTCCTTTACCCAGTAATTTAATTGAGACCACGGCAAAGCATTTTTAGCACTATTCAAATCTTCCCATACGCCAGTTCCAGTTACGTAACCTCGATAACCGCCCGGGATATGACCCTTGGCGACGTAGTTGCCATTCTCATCTTGAGAATCGGAAACATTCATGACATCTTTTTCATCAGCTGTGCCAGTTTTGACGAATGGTATATCATACGTACCCACACTCTCGCCGGTGTCTTTCAGCACATAATTTATTGTCACAATCGGATCCGCCTCATAAACCAGCTTATTTCCGACCACGCAACCAATAATCTCCTGATTTCCAATAACCATTCCCATCAGCTCAAGTCCTTTCCCCAGACATAGGCGTAGGTTGGATGCTGTTTTCCACCAGCAATGGCGGCCTCTTTATCAGCTACCAAAACAATCACCGGTGCGGGATTTCCGTCGATAGTCAAGTTGCTTTGAGCAAAATCAACCCTATCTGTAGCCTTACCGGTATCAGGATTGCGGTGGACCACTTCGGTATCTTTAGCCAGTTTGTCGAGTGTCTCTTGCGTGACGAAGACCCCCGTCTGCTCCCCGTCCTTGGTCGTGGCCTTTACGCTTACATTGTCGTCGGACAGCGTCACCAGGTTATCGGGTAGCTTTGGCGTGACATTTTTAATTTCGTTGTCAACTTCTTGCTTGGTGTAATAGTTCTTAAAGCGTGCATCTAAGTCCGTGACTAAGATATAGTTCTTTAAGATGCCATCCAGTTCGTCATTGGAGACAGAACCATCTGGAGAGATGATAATATTAACGTTTTGAGCATCACCGACATGCACCTTTAACTTGAAGCTCGTCCCAGTGACCGTGGCGCCAGTTTGTCCTGGAATTAGATCCGGCTTGCTGGCAGTTAGAATACCATATAAAATCTCATCGCCGTCAGCTGGTTTAGCAAACAGAGCCAAACCATACAATAGATAATCCGTCGTTAAATCCTTGTTGACTACTTTAACTGGCACATTGACCGTATGATCGTCCTGTACACTAATCGTACCAACCGGTAGGTCTTGCATTACACTGTCCAACTTAGTGATTGCCTTCAATTGGTCAGCAGTCATTGCTGACATATCTTTATCGGTGGTTTGGGCGTGTGTGTATTGAATCTTTTTCTCGGCTAAGGTTTGCGCTGACAATTGATATCCCGCTTCAGTAATAATGAGTTTGTTCCATTTAGCCATGAGTAACCTCCTCACTTTCAATTTCGTATTCTGTGTTGACAACTTGGGTGGAATGCAGATAAGTCGTAGTATCCACTTCACGTTCGGTTGTTTCGGTGCCGATATCGCTCTCGACCTCGACAAAGTTAAACGGGATTGCAGCCGTGCCAACATACAAATTACCTGTTGATGAAACTTCAAAAGTTACGTTAGAAAGCGTTATGCCTAATGCCAAAGCATTTTGTAGCTCGTTAATGAAGAGCTGTGTAATTTCTGGATGTTCGATTTCGTCTAATGGCAAATTCTCTACGTTGACGTGTAACGGTTCACCACGCGGCTGACCATCGGCTCCAATTTTATAGTCGTTATGCACCTGCACCTCACTGGGATCAACGTTAAACGTAGCTGCCACAATGGCTATCACTTCGTTGGCAGTACCTTGTGACGTTCGATTCACCATTTTTAGTTTTAGCAAGAAGCGGTATAAGTCATCCGGCTTGCCCAAACGAGGTAGGTCAAAATCATCACCGATATCGTCTAATTGGCCGCCGACTGCATTCTCAATATCGTTTAATAATGCAATACTTTTAGTATTTTGAGTCTTATCGTAAATAAATTTGTTTAAAACCCGTAGAAACTTTTCGGTAGGGGCATTGGGTGCCGTATTGATACCGTTAGTAGGAATGTCCAGAATTTCTTTTTCATGATAAAGTTCAAACTCACTCTTTGGCACTACTGATCACCTCAATTGTTTCATCACCCGTGGTGGCCACTGAAAAATTATCTAGGGTAATATTGGTTCGCCCCAATGATTCCCTAGTGGTTCCCCAGGTTAGATCAACCACATCATCAACACCATCTACATCAAATATGACCCCGAAGACTTGAGCATATTTAAGAATGGTCCCCATACTCATTTCATCAATCCAGGCTTCGATGTTGTCTTTAACGTCTTGCATGACGCTATCCGGGTCGGCCGCATTCTGAGTACTAATTGATAACTTAATTGAAAAGTAAATTGGCTGTTCTGTCCCATCAGAAAAGGCGACGTGATTTACGTCGCCATTGATAAGTGGAATATCAAATTGTCTAGTGCCAACTAACGTGATCCCCAGTGCAATGTTATCCGAAATAGCTTGTGCCACCGTTTGTGGTTCGCCACCCAGCACATAGATATGAGTGGTGTATGGCGGATCACCGGCCGCATTCGCTGTTCGTTCATTATTAACCGTCGTTAAAACACTCTTAACTCCTGATACTTCATACAAGGCAGACTGAATACCGTTGGGCGTCGGTGACTTAATGGCTTTTTGAGCCAGCAAAAGCCGTCTACGCAAATCGTAATCTGTTTCCATATCAGCCCCACCAGTTGCGGGTTCCGGGTTGGTAACCGATTCAATTTCCTCCACAAACATCACTTGGTCCGTAATCGTATTAGCAGCGCAGTTGTATTCTTCGCCCATTTCTTTAGCATACACCCTAACGCTCACTGTACCGTCCGCACCAATTACAACATCATCTTGTGTTTCAAAAATTCGGTCCTCATTGTTACTAAACATACTTTCTGCGTCAATGGCATATCCTGGCGTGCCTTTAATTAATAAACTGGTACTGGCAAATTGAGCCAAATTACGTGAAACACCGTAGTTAGCAGCTAAACGATCTAGTGACGTTCCTTCAGCTAACGACACAAAACGTGAATCATAAACGTCTTCAGTATTTAACTCTGACTTAGCCAGTTGACGGGCTAAAGATTCCAGCACGCTTTCAACCCAAGAACCAGTTGATAAGTCAACATCGGGTCCTAAATTCTTATCTTTTTTAATTTCCGTTTGCAATGACAGCAACCACTCATCATACGTGGTTGGTTCAAAGCCTGTTTCTTTCAGTCCCAAGAATACTCCTCCCTTCTATAATTTAGGTAAGATAAAAGCACTTACCGATTATGATAAGTGCTGTGATATACTTTATATCGTGGAAAAGTTAATGACGGTTGGCAAATCCAATCACTAAGAGGTGGTCGCCTATGAAAGACGTACCTAATCTGACTGTGAAAGGAGGTGCCATTGGTGTCTGTTGTTTCCGTGTTGACGTTAGTTTGCACATCATGTGCATGCCTGATCGAATTAATCAGACTAATAGTCGACATCGTGAACGCAATTTTAGACAACAAAAAAGACCGTCACTAAACTTTCGGCTAAGTTTAACGGTCTTTTGATCAAAAACTAAATGCCAGCCGTCTTTAGCGGCTCCACATGAGTCGGTGTTCTAGCACCGGCTCTTTTTACATACCTACAATAACATCTATCATTCGAATTCTCAACTCAAAACCCTAGAGGTTGCTCTAATTCGATATTCGGATTGCCGTTGTTATCGGCAATTAAGTCCGAATCGGATAATCTTAATTTGACCTGGATGCTAACTCTCCGCCGGTCTAAATTTGGAGTCACATTCACATCAAGTACTTGTGATACCCGATCATCATTTTCATAAGCTTCGGCAATCTTCGCCGCAGCAATATCCGTATCTTCAGTAGTACCAAAAAAATTGAGCCACTCAACGCCAAAACTATCATCATCTTTAGCCCAACCGACTGACGACATTAGTCGTAACCGTAACGATTGACGCAACTCATCTATACCGTTTACTACGCTGTCGCCTTTCATAAAATTGGGATCCCCATTAATATCCAACCTAACATCCGTACTCATATCAATTTCTCCAATCAAAATCAAAAGGGCACCGACAATAAGTCAATGCCCTTCTGTACTATATACGTGGAACTTCTCCCATACACCCCAATAACCGACCTCCATCAGCAATGCTACCGAGTGGGAACGGTTTGGTATAAATCCCCCGATTTATACCAAAAATAGATACTACAGCATCTTATTCTTAATGTAAACACATGAAAACAGGCAAACACGCGACTAGCACGTGAATAATTAAATTTTAAGTCATTTAGAACGATTACAAATACTGATATAGCAGGAATCACGTTTAGGTATCATTTTTTTATTGCTTTTACATTAAGATACCTTAAAATCTTTCTAAATTACATATATTGCTCATTTAATCACTCCTAATACGATACTCGAATCAACACTATTCATACGATTCCTATCTTCACGAAGTGTTTGGCCCTTCTTGTAATGTTCTAAACTATCGGCGATCACACCGACCAGGACATCATCACCAATCTTTAATTCCCGAGTATGGCCACCCTCGCTTTTTCCCGGTACATAAAACCCAAAGTCTAGTTGATAGCAGTCACTCACAGGTGTTCTTTTTTTGCCTTCTACTGTCATTGTAGCTGGTTGAACAGTCAGTGGCTTTGTTTTAATGACTCGCCCAACAAATAGCGTTTTTAGACCGCTCACCGATTGACTGATGCGTGAATCGATCAACGCAACTAAGGAATTCTCACCCGTCTTCATTTCTTTCTTCCTTTCTTGTGACGCTTAGTTCGCTTGTTCTTAACTGTTCCTCGCGCCGCCTTGTCCTTAACACGTTTATTTTTGGCCTTTAAATCTGCTTTAGCTTTTTCCTCATTTGCCATCTGTTTGGCCTTTTTAAGACTTTCGGCCTGTGCCTTTTGATAAGCGGCATATGGCACAAATTGGAAAGTCACGGTACTAGTGGTTGTAGTGTATTCACGTTGGCCGCTTAACACCACGCACTTACCATAATTTTTAATACCATCGTTAATGTAAACGAGTGCGCCCACGTGAATTTCTTTACGCATTAAACTTTGAGTTTCATACTTCTGACCACTGTATTCGCCGTCATCACTAGGCGTTGGGTGACTAATCAAACCCGTTTCTGGAGTTAAATGCAAACTGGCCTTTTGACCTGTTGTCATTTCTTGGACATACAATTTTCCGCCTTCAATAAAGACTGGGGTATTGGCACTATCAGCAATCTTTTTAATAGCATTAATCGGCTTGCCCCCAACCGTATAACCGTTGGCAAACTTATGGTTGTAGTTAAGTTTAACTGTACCGAGAGGAACCTTAGCTCGTTTAGCAACGTCGCGAATAATAGTTAAGGCTTTGGTACCCGCCTTGTAATGCAAATTTACATACGATACTTGCTTGACCATTTTAGATTTAGCAATTTTAGTTTTCTTCGTCTTGGCGTACTTTTTGCGGATTTTGGCTGAGTGAGTTTTCTTTTGACTATTCAATGCTTTTCTTTTTAAAGCTCGTTCATGTGACGTTGCGTTGGGGTTGTCGCGAATCCACTTATCAATTTCAGCTTGCTTTTTGCGGTTATATTCTGAGATATAGTCCGTCATCGTCTTCCCACTTGCCGACTTTCGATCGTTCTTAATCCCTACTTTGACTTTCTTTACCTTTTTAACTTTGATCGTGTCAGCAGAAATATCTGGGAAACTGTTAAAGTTTACCTGGATCGTCCGATCAGTGCCATCTAAAGCAATCGGTGTTGAAGACTTGATGGTCCCTTTAGCCACAATGCCACCATTTTTCGCCGAAGCATCGGCATTATAAAACCCTGCCGTGACGATAATTGTGCGGCCTTGCAGAAAGTACCCAAACTCTTTGTCGGTTAAGTTATACATCGTTAGCGAATTAACATCAGGATTAACCCCCGTCGTAAACGGTAGCGTAAATTCTAGTGCCCGATTATTTGGTGCCTTGTCCCAGGATAAAAACTCAACTTGGTGGCCTTTCCATTGCACATAAACACGAGCATAGCGGTGAACAAAATACATTATTCACCCCCACCTTCCTGTAACTCCGAATCATCATCGATACTATCATCAGTGTCATTATCGGCATCTTCAAAAGTCTCCTCAACGCTAAAGTCCATGTTGGCGTCGTCACCGTCAGGATTAAAGTAACCACTACTGTGATTATTCGGGTCCATCTCACCAGTAAATCGATTATCAATCGAAATAAAAATGGAATCATTAATTGTCGCCAGATTAACCTCGTGAGTCTGGCCAGTTTCATCAATTAACGTCAGCGTCTCGCTTGGTAGGGCCGCATCATGTAGATCAGCAAACAGCGTTTCTTGAGCTACTAGTCGTTCGCGGGTCACTAAATCTTCACCATCTTCATCGACTAACGAGAAATAGAACCGATCATTCTCACTGTTATAATCCACGGTAGCTTCATATTCCATACCACTTAACGGTAGAGGGAATGTTTGTGGCAGGTTATTTTTATTAAACTGAATCGTATCAAGATACATATATCATCACCTATTTCACGCGAATTCGCTTGCCCACCGGTAGCTTTCCTTCTGGCCAGCCATTCCACGCCATGAGTGTGGCAACGGCGGTACCGTATTTTTTGTGAAAGAACCAGTAACCTTGTCCTTTTTGGATTTTGGTATAGTGTGGGCCTTTCCCTTTTTTTGACTTGTCACCCTTCTTTTTAGGGTTGGAATCTGTTTTATTTTTTGACTTTTTCCCATTACTACCCGATTTGGAAGTTTTAGTCGTGGCACTTTTAGCCCACTTCGTGTCCTGATAGGTTACTGACACTGAAACTGCATTGTCTCGAGGAGCATCAAAGTTGGCCGACACTGCGGTTAATACCGCACTCTTCGTTGGCCGTTGCCCATGTAACACCTCAACTTCGGTACCATTCTCAGACCACCGCTTTAACATGTCATATTGCTTTTTTAAGCCTGCAATGCCAGAATCGGGGTCCATGGATTTTAACGATCCGCCTAATTTGCCATCAATTTGATGTTGGGTGGGTTCCATCTGCGTATAGTGGTTAACGTACTGCCCCGGCGAAATACTATTTGACGTCATACTGGTTGAGCTAGATTCGGTTTCAGTGCTGTTATCAATATAGACGTAGCTGTGGGTTGTCCCTGGGTGCTTCGGCATAATCAGTGGACGGCCAGCAGCCCAATACCCCGGCTTCTCCTTTTTAGCATTGTTCAAAGACTGTTCTTTATTTTTAATGGTCTTTTTACGTTTGCTTTCTTGTGCTTTATATGGAGCCAGCTTCTTTTTGGCAGCCGAATATTTAGCTTTGTATTTACTCATGTTGCCACTAGCAATAAACATCGCCTGCTGCACTGCAAAAATTTGCTTGCGCAGTTTTTCTTTTTCAGCTACCGTTGCATGTTGATACTTTTCGGCTAACTGATCTTTGAGTTTTGAATCTGCATTGTATATGTTTTTGAATTTATTGTAATAATTCAGGGCTGTTTTAAGCGCTTTTTCGTATTGTGCTTTAGACACAGTCATCGCTCCTTTCTATATCTTAATATGTAAAAGGCCCTCCAAAGAGGGCCTTAATTTGGTCATGCCATTGAAGCTTCAACGTAACTGTCCATGAAGGCCTTAAAGTCAGCATAACTAGCTTTAACTCCTGCTTGAGCACCACGTTTTGCCTCATCGGCATTAGCCGGATTTTGAACAATAATCTTGGGTTCAAATTTAATAATCGGACGAATCGTCGTTTTAGTCTTTGGCTGAGTGACCGATTGTCGCATTTCATTAAATTTAATCTGCGATTGCTTAATTTCAGCAGCTTGCTTACGCATCTTCAAGAAATCCTTGAATTGTGCAAACACGCCACTACGACTCTTTTTGCCGCGATCCGAAATAGCTTCCATCAATAATGGGTCCGCGCTTGGCCGACTGGTATTAATTGCCACTTCATTCTGACCCGCTTCGCCAAACACGTTGACTGCTCCGCTTTGAGCCCAACCGCCATTAGCAAACCGTCGGTGTCCCGAAGGCCCTGAAGCTTGCCCACGCCATTCACCAACCTTGCCGTTATAGCCAACTCCAATATCAGTTTTATAATGGCTATTATTGAAAAAGGCTAACAATTGGTCCCAGGCTGACAAGATGTTTTTATGACCCTTAACAGCATAAGCGTTAAAGGTCCCACGTTTATATTGCAACAGACCCATTGCGGAACCGGTGCCATCGCCGTCATTAACTCCTGTGACGCCGGCGCGTCCACCAGATTCGTTCTGAATCATCTTCAACATGTAACTCATCCACTTGCCACCTGGAATAGTTGCGTGCATAGCCTTAGCTGCTTTGCGAATGAGTGATTCATAATCGCCAATTGGCTGACCACCAATCGAACCTAAATCATTATCAGCAAAACGATCCTCTAATGAACTAATAGCTTTCTTTCCCAGTTGATGCTTAAAAAGCTTTTTGAGCTTAGGATTGGCTTTAGTTACGTGCTTCTCTTGATCATGAAGCCCTTTAACTCGATAGACGCCATCGTGAGAAACAGAAGTTACATCGTTAATGCTGGTAACTCGTGCTCGAGGCGGTGTTTCATTAAACATTGCGCCAGTTCGCGGATTTTTTAGAATACCAACGTGGCCAGCTGCCCCATTACCATGACCGAATAGGTAAAGATCACCTGGCTTTCCTAAGTGATAGCTCCTACCTAATCGTTCTAACGATGAACTGGCTTGCATGGCAGTAGTTGTCCGACCTGCATCAATACCAAAGTGTTTCAAAGCAGTCATAACCATACCGGAACAGTCATACACACTAGGCCCCGTACCACCCATAACATAAGGTTTACCAGCGAAGTGCTTTTCAGCATACTCTAAAAATGCTTTTCGAGTTCCTCCACCACTACCGATGATGTCACTCAAAACAGACCAGGCAGCCGTAATCCAAGGAATACCAATCTTACTTGCAGCTCCTCGACCAGATGTGGTTACCTCTTGTGACAGTCTCGATCCTGATGGTTGTACATGGCTAGCATAGGCCTTCTGCCACGAAGCCGGTATATTTTTCTGACTGTTCTCAACTAATTTTTCTAACGTATCATTAGATACCCCAGAACCTTTAGCATACCTAACAATCCCGCCACGGCCGATAAATTCTTGGGTCTGACGGCCATTTAAGACTTGTTCACCCTTCTTCAAATGGTGTACGGCGTTTTGTCCGTGAGCTAATGATACTGTGCCGTTGTTATGGACGATAGCCTCTTGGCGTGGCCCCGTTTGGGCATCATTTAAAATCGCAATTTGATCTGTTGGTATACGTCCATTAGAGCCTTTTGCGTAACTGATTGGCTTTAATATACGCGTATTGCCACCAAATTGAGAGAAAGTGCTATTAATACCACTAATGCCGATATTAAGTTGCTTGATAGCAGCGGCCATCGCTTTGTGCGTATAGTTATCCAGTTTTCCAAAAATTTTGTAGAAGTCGGTAACCATATCTTGAGTGACAGCGTTCATACCTTTGTGCATCTGATTCATTTGAGCCTGACTACCCTGTTTCATCTGAACCAGCTGTGTCAATGAATTCTTTTGCATAGTGTCAAAATCCTTCACTGTGCTCTTGTGAATTATACCGGTATGCTTGTCGGTATCTTTAGCAATCGAATTCCATTGCTTCTTAGACCCTTTTTGCAGCGTTTTAAGCGACTTCAACGACTTCTTGGATGACTTACCGTAAGCATCAAAATCAACTACTGTACCCTTATTTTTGACTTTTTTAAGCTTAGCAGTTCCGGCTGCATGATGAACCGGACCAAGAAGCGTCTTTGTATCCTTAGCATTAAAAATGTTAGTGCCTTTAGGAATAAACTTGTGGACATTATGTCCCTTAGGAAGTTCAGCTTGACCGTTAGGATAAACCATTAGCTCGCGTCCGCCGCCATCGTTGACAATGGCATGTTCATCACGACGGACACCGGGACCGAGATTAGGCAAGTGAGTAGTTCCGGTGGCATGCTTCTTGCCTTTATCATCGCCGCCACCAAACCAGCCTTTGATCGTCTTAATTGGGTGTGAAACAAAACTACCAATAGATTTCCCAAAAGTTTTCAAAGTATCCCAGATTCCGCTGATAATATCTTTGAAGACGTCACCAATGGTGCCAAAGATCCCTGTAAAAATTTGCTTCGCATCTTGCCAAATATTTTTCCATCGGCCGTGGAAAATATCAGAAATTAGCGAAACAACCCCACTTACTGTTTTAATTAAACCCGAAAGTACATGACCCACAACTTTAATAGCTGTTTTAACGGCTGTACCAAAAATCTTAAATGCAAATCCGGCAGCTTTCATTGAAACACTGACCACCGACTTAATAAGTTTCATGGAATCTTTAATTGCACCGCTGCCATTTTTACCAGAAAGTGGCTTCACAACATATTTATTCCAAGCCTTGCCAACGCCACTGAAGGATTTAAGAAAAGTTTTGCCAATTGAACTAAACGTTCTCTTAATTGGTTTAATCAACTTGTCTATAGTCTTACCGATGCCTTTCAAGGAACCAGTGATGGTTTTTTGCATTTTCTTAGGGATCGTCTTTTGGATTGTCGAACCGAGTTTGCTTCCCAGCATCTGCCCAATCACTGCACCGGCGATACCACCCACTGGCCCTAGTAGTGACCCAAGAGCACCACCACCAAGCATACCCGCTGTGGCGCCAACTTTCTTACCAGCATTGTGCTGATTCATGCCAATCAAGTTAGTACCAGCCATGGCAATATCAAGGATTGGAACCTTAGAAGCAACTTTCCCGGCTAATTTAAACCCACCCGAAGTAAGTTTGCCAACGCGAGTTGCTCCTGGTATCTTACCAAGGAGTGATTTACCTTTGCTGAAGCCACCTTTAGTAATCGTCTTAGCATCTGACCACAGTGTCATAGGTAGACTCTTAACACCTGAATTAAATTTAGATAATCGGGTCGGGGTACGATGCCTGCCACGGTATCGCTTAGGCAATTTAGGCAAGGACGTGCCACTTAAAATGGCACTCCCCCGGACACCTTTATGCTTAGGCACGTTCTTAACCCCTGTGGCCTTCTCTAGTTTTCCAAGCACAGACAACAGTTTCGTGTCACCTAAAAACGAGACTGCTGCTTTCAAAGCACCAAAAGATTTTACTAAGCCACCGATTGCCATTGAGACTGGTGCTATAGCACCAACGGCCACAATCCCCCAAGTCACAATTTTCTTTTGCGATTTAGGCATATCGTTAATCTTGAATAGCAATTTATCAACTGCAAATAGGAATTTGTTGACGTTGGGCAACACTGTTGTGGCAAAAGAAATTCCTAATCCATTCAAAGACTGCTTAAAAATATTGATCTGACTTTGTGCTGACCCCATATTCTTTTGAGACAACTTACCAACATAGTCCATGTTAGTAGATTTTTGAACCTGTTTATCTAAGCTCTTAAGTTGTTTGACGTTTTCAGCCATGATCGTGCCGGCTTGCTGACCAGTCGTACCAAACAGGTTATGGAAAATAGCGCCCTTTTCGCTTTTGCCTAAATCTTTCGTATGCTGGTTCAGAATACCGAAAATATCAGTCATTGATTTCATATCGCCATTTGACTTTACAAAATCCTTTGTGGATACCCCAATGTCCTTCATAGCCTGAATTGCCGCTTTACCAGGGCTCTGCAGAGATACGAGGGCCTTACGTAGTCCGGTCCCGGCCTTATCAGCTTCCAATCCGTTGTTAGACAAGATACCAATAGAGCTAGCAGTTTCGTGTAGCGTGATGCCGCTCAAATGAGCCGTTGCCCCGACGTACTCCATAGCTTTACCCATGGACTGAAAGTCAGTCGCAGTCAGGTCAGACGCATACGCCATTTGGTTGACGACCGTCTTGGTATTTTTAATCATGCCGCTGGTCGTCTTGGCTCGCATACCGAAGGATTCAAGCGTGGTAGTGGCATTGTGAACGACATCGCTATAATCATCACCTGATGCAATGGACGCTTGCAGTAATGATTTTTGGGCGCCTAACGCTTGGTTGGAATCGTAACCACGTTTAACTAATTCTTGGTAGCCATCCGCAATCTTGCGTTGTGAGACTCCATATCGAACTGAATATTTGCTTGCGTCGTCCTGCATCTTACCAACGTTGCGAGTTGCTTCGCTGGCTTTTTCACCACCGTACGTTAAAAGGTTGGTGGTTTCTCTAAACGAATGTTGTAATTTGACGGCATCATCAGCTGACTTAACAAACGCTGCACCTAAGGCGAAAGAGGTTAAAGCCATTTTGTGACCAACGTTAGTAAACCTGTCACCAACACTAGAAAACTTCTTGTATTGATCTGAAGCTTTTTTCGCGCTTTGAGTAACCCGTTGCATGCTAGAAATTTGACTATTGAAGTTTCCTGAATGGATTGCCCTCGTCATTGATTGCTTTAATCCGTCAGTTTGCCTTGTCGCACGTTTAACGGCGCTCTCGGTGTCTTTAACACTGCTAGTTACACCGTCAAATCCGTGTTGTTCTTGGGCTAACCTATTTCCGCTTCCCCGGGCAATTTCACTATTTAATCCTTTGACGGAAGCTTGGGCCGCTTTGATTGACTTACTCATCTCAGGCATACGTTTCTTAATGTCTTTAATGACATTACGCAAGCCATCCAGTTGTGAAAGGCCATCAACGCTGATGCGATAACCAATGTCATCACCGGCAATTTCGGGCATCAGTCTCCCTCCTTTCCACCAAAGGCCAAGGCAATCGCATTTGCTTTCGTATACAGCTCATTTTTAGTACGTAAAGCAGTTGCATACTGCAAAATGCTCAGTTCATTGCCTGACATGTTCTCTAATTCTGCTGGCGTAATGTTAGAAGCCCCAGCAATATAAGTGGCCCAACGCATCGCCAGCACCGGATTAAGCTCAAACAGGCTTTCTATCTGTCGTTTGTTGAAAAAAATTGAACTACGATAGATAAAACGTATTGATGACATTCATAAAGTCATCAAGTTCACCTTTCGTCATGCCCACCTCTGTTAAATGATCAAATGTAACCTTATTCATTGGCTTGTCGTCCACCTGAATTACCTTAATGATTTCTTTCATAATGAATGAGTAAACACCCATTTTATTGAGTATCACCAGATCATTACCGTTGTCATCGCTTGAGATTTTAACCTCTTTGTCGCTAAGCTCGGTACTGACTCGTAGACCAGGCTTAACAACCGTCGTTAACAATTTCTTGCCATTTTTAAGCACGTATTCGAAGTTGAAATTATCATCAACTGACACTTCATCGAACTTTGCACGTTTGATTGAGGGCAATTTATCAGTAACTGTCGGAACGTTTTTTTCCTCTCTTAGGGAAGATTCTTTGGTAACATCAAGCATAGGCTTAACGTCTACTTCTTCGGTTACCGGTTTGGGAGCAGTTTCTCCGATAACGTTAGCGTCGTTTTGCAATTCTTCGTTATCCATTTACTAAAGTCCTCCAATTAATTAGTCCGTAGTATTTTTTTCCAAAGTAATTCGTGTACATGAAAAGCCAGGTTCAACCGTTTGCGAACCGCCAGTAACATTAATATCCGGTTTTTTGGTAAGTAATGCCTTACTGGTATAGATATGTTCGTATGGCGTTGAAATATCGATTTTGTGATACCCGGTCGATACCCCATAGTCAAGCATGTCTTGCCAGGCTTGAGAGGCACGATTCAAATGGAATGTGATGGTCCCGCGATCATCATGATTCATAACAGAAGATCCATTGCCTTGAGCATCAACATCCATGGTCACATTATCAGTTGTCCAGGTCACCGAAACCATATCTTGCCCGTTATAGTAAGTGACCAACTTATCATCAATTCGTACTACAACTTTCGCAGCGTCATACAAAGGTTCGTCGTCTTCAAGATTTGCAGTTGCTAAATTTTGAGCCATTGTGTTTCCTCCTTTACATCACGATAGTATTTTCAATGTAGGCATCTTCCGCCATTCCCATTGGATGATACTTAGTGCTGATCCCACGCATTTCACGTTTTGTCTCGTATGACTTAGGCAGTTGACCAGGTTTGAGATAGTTTACTGAGTAATGTCTCATTCCCATTTGTATCACGAATAGGCGCAATAATATCCAAATCTCCCGCATCGATAAAGACACCTTTAATGACGCCAATGATTGAATCGAAACCAACCTCGTCGTAGGGGATCCCTTGGTCGGCGCTTTGTACGAACAAGTTTGCTAGCCGAGCATGGACTTCGTTTTGAATCCAATCCCAACCCAAGATGGTATCTAAGTGAAAACCTTCTGCAGCCATGCGTGAACTAGTTAATCGTGGCGCATCTAATACATAGGCATAAGTAGCAATGTTGTACTTTTCTAATTCCGCCATATCATCAGGGGTAAAATCGTAGCGATCTTGCGGCTGGGTATATGGCAAATCACCAATGGCATACTTAACCGCTGAGTGTGGACGGCGGCCGTACATAGCACCGGCAAACGCGGCGTCAAATACGTTATTGTAGGTGTCTTGAATCTCAGCATTGGTATCATCAACTGCTGGCAGTGTCATCGGATAGGTCTTCTTATTCGCCGTAAAGGCTTGCAGTTGCGTAGCATCAGTTGAATAGGCTAAGAAAATCCCAGTGTTTTGCTTCTCGACAAAGTTTGAGATCGCATTGGCCACCTCTGAGTCAAAATCAACTAAGAACCAGAACTGCGGTCCAGCAAAGTAATATTTCTTTAAAGCCGTCACGGCCGCGATTGCGTCTGCTGACAAATCGCTATCAGCCATCGCTGTAACCACATCAGCAGTTACTTTCGCCCCGTCATTTGCTGGTGTTGCCTTCACATTGGCAGGGGCTGGCGCCTTTTTGCTATCTGTTTCAGCAAAAGTTACTACGGCCAGGGAGGCTGCCTCACCATTAGCTTTAAAGTAAGCGCGAGCTTTCTTCCATGCTGGTGTGTATGATTCATAATCCTCAGTTAAAGAATCTAGATCGTCATAGACCTTAATTCCTTGTTTCTCACCTTTCACAAGCGCCCCAGTAGGAACATCTTTTGCTGCGGTGGTGTATTGATTCGAGATATGGGCTGGAGAAATCCGGCTCAAAGTACTAAATAAAGTGTTTGCCATTATTAATCCTCCTTATTGGGATTGATTGTTAAGTCCGAAACGCTGGCAATCGTGTCAATTGGACTCTTGAAGTTTCTGTAATACTGAATCGTTAGGTCGAATCCGGTGTGATGCACCACCGAAAAAGGTAACCCGGTAATAGAACGCGTTTGTGGCGCGGTAGCTTCACGGACCACTAAGTTTGCATCACGTTTCAACAGTTGTCGGGTGTACAAATCAAATAGATACACCCGTAAATCACCGGCTGTTTGCATTGCAGCGTTAATGGTTGTCGCGAAAGCGTCTAGTGAGATTGTCGCCTCAAACAAACCGTCATTAAACGTGGCGTCACCAAATACTGGATCATCAATGACCAACGGATAATAGGAGACAAACGGTGGTTGCTTGATAGTTGCAATCCTTTCATTTGGCACAACTTTTAAATCGGTGATTTGCTCGACAACATCTAGTAGAGGACCGATAATCGTTGCAAATTCTGTTGGATGCTTATCCCATGGGCGCAAGCGTATCATCACCCTTCAAGTAGTACACAAAAATACCGGCTACTAAATCGTAGTCGGCTATTTGGTCAATTTGATAAACATGTCCGTTATATTCAACGTAGGTTCCTGCGCGATACTCATGTTCGGAATACCAAGCCAACTGCCGTGGCAGTGTACTGCCCGCGGCGCCTAATCCTTGAGCAATGCTCTCTGATACGCTGGAATGCCGAGGTAGCACCGGGTCTTCTAACTCTTCTGCAGTAAGGTCGGTCTTTAAATCCGTCATCGAAATTGAAATAGTTTCGTGCATCGGGTCAGTTTTATCATTGTCTAATGCATTCAATTTAGGATGAACAGTAATGGGTGTACTAAAGTCGCTTATTGCTTCGTACAAATCTTCAATCACACTCACCGAGGAATCACCTTCTTATCAATTGAACGGTACAAACCACCAGTATCAATTAAGGGTTCATCGCGCCCCTTTTTGGCAATTGTACTAGGTGCATTAGCTGGCCCGATGGTGTCAATTTGTTTGTGCACATCGTCTACCATACGGTCCCCAACAAACTTATAGGCAGCATTGGCCGTAAACTTGCCTACCAGAACACCTTTTACTGCTTCACGACTAATAAAGCGCCAGCCATGGTTGCGGTTTTTGTAAACTGTACCACGCAGAAAAGAACGTGCCGGAATCTTAGCGGTCCCAAATTCGTTATACCGTACGATATCTGCCAACTCTTCCGGAGTATGTTCAGGAACGCTTTTAAGCGCACCAACGACTACCTGTTGCCGATTTAATGCTTTAAGTCGCCTGGATTGTAACGCCAACCGTTTCAACACCCGCTCTTCCGCTTCACTCATCTTAGAGTACCAACGGAATCTTAAGTGACTTACCCGGTTGTAATTCGCTGGTCGTTAGCTTATTAACTGTCATAATGGCACCGACAGTTGTTTGTGACCGAAACTTAATCCATAAACCATACAGGCTATCACCATCGGCCACTTTGTAGGCCGCAACTGGAACTTCTACTTCGTTCAGAAACGCTGTCCCAGTTTGTTTTAGTAATGTTTGCTTGGACATTTTCATACCTCCTATTTAAACGCCACTCGCCAGTCCCGTAGGCCATACTCGTCCAAGAGTGTTAAAAAACTCGTCCAATAATTATTATTGGGCGAGTCTCCAAAACGGGTGTAAGTAGCGTCTTCAACTTTGACGGTTTTATATTTGTTTGCACTATTAGGGAAATCTGAAAATAACATGTAGCAAGCGTAGAGATATACAGCACGATTTAGCGCTACTAGCGGGACCTCATATTGCTTAATAATTTCACTGGCTTCTTCCGCATACTGGGTAATAGTTACCTCATCAAGTTTCCGAAAATCTCGGTTTCCCTGTATGCGTTCTACAATAGCCTTTAAATCCATCATTAGCCCTCCTTAAGAAGGTTTAATCACGGCTCCGTCGGCAGTTGGGGTAACCGTCAACTTAGTGGGAGCAACAGCTTTAGACTTAATAACCGTAAACCCAGGCACATCCACTTTGTCAGATTCATCTAGTTTTCCGTCTGGATCGACGTGAGAAGCTTTGTAATCGCCGTCTGCCACAACATCTCCGGAAGACAATCCGGTGATAGCGGTTCCTTCTAAATCGCTACCTGTTGCAATAGGCTTAGTTAAATCGTCTTTTTTGTAAACATTTAGTTTCAAATCTGCCATTATATTACCTCCGTAATTAAGAACCTGCTGGAACCGTAAATTCGGGAACGTCGACTGGTTCGGATTCATCAAGTTTTCCACTATCGTCCACGTGGGTGGCTTTATAATCACCAGCCACAACCTTAGTCCCCGCTGCCATACCCGTAAGGACTGCACCAGTTGCATCATCTCCAGTGGCTACTGGTTTGGTCAAGTCATCTTTCTTATATAGATTGAGCTTCAATGCCATCAATACTCATCCTTTCTACTTTTTAGCCTTTGCCGTAACCTTTACGCCATCTGTTGTCGGGGTAGCTATAACATTTTTGGGGGTGTCAGCCTTAGCCTTTACTCGCTTTACCAACGTTCATAATCATCACATTACGAACCTTATCAAAAGCTGGTAAGATGTTTTGTGAAGTATGAACCAGTGTTGAAACAGGATCGTGAATCCGATCCGTGTAAATGGTAATTCCATCACTAGTACGCGAAAGCTGGACGGTTGAATCACCAGTCAAACCCATATCTTCGTTGGTATCAGTCCACACCATGCGACCTAATGAACCTTCTGGCGCCAAGACAACCATATCGTCGGGAACAAATCGGTCAGTGCCAATTCCTTTGTTATAAATAATCACGCGAACGCCAAGCGTTTCTTGTACTAAGCTCAGAACCGCTGACTGAGCTAAGGCAACCCCGTCGCTAGTTCGGCCATCAGTCAGCGTAGAAACAATTTCACCGGACTTGGCTAACTTACGGAAAGTTCGGCCATTCATGATCACTACGCCAATCGTTGTGCCGTTGTCGTCATTAATCTTATCCATTTGATCTTGAATATCATCCAATGGCTTAGAATCTTTAGTACCCCATTCAGTGCCTACTTGAATGTCCTTGTGTTCAGCTGGCATGTGAAAGTCGCGAGTATAAATAAGGTTGTTGCTCCCTTTATCGTCAGCACCACTCACTACAATCTTTCCTGTTGTGAGAGCTTGCATAGCAAGGATTTCACGCGTCCCGTAAGCGAATGTGAGCAAGTCGTTCAAATCGTTGTATTGCGTATTTGCGATGGCTTTCACTTCGCTTGGATCAGCGTTGTTAGCCAGTGCACGATTAATATCTCGGCGGCGCTTTTCGTCCATCGCTTTGTAGTTCTTGAACGGAATAGTGTTGTATGCTTCACTTTCAAAGCCACGATTCCCTAGCTTAACTGAGCCAACGTCTTCCGTAGTAGCCGTCATCATACGTAACTTCGATTCTTCACCAAAATAGAGTTTAGTCGTCTCAGTCGAACTATACGTCAGATCGAAGGCGCTTTGATAGAAATACGGTTTACGTTCGTTACTGCGTTGGTTCCACCATGCAATGATGGAGGCCGGATTTTCAATATCACCAATAGTTAACATTTATACTCCTCCTATGATTAATCTCGATTTACAATAGTTACCTTTGGCAACGCCGTTTTAAGTGCTGTAATAACTTCGTCGGTGTATAGCTTTCGAGTTGCATCGTCCATACGTGCCAGGTTGATGGTGCCAGCTACAATGACTGAAACAGGCGTTGCTCCACCAGCAATGTTGTAGTCTTGACGCAAGATTCCTTGCGCCTTGGTAGCGTCGGTCGTTGGATTTAAAACAACTGACCCGTCGTTACTAGTTAGGAAGTTCTTATCTGCTGTTAACAACGTGCCACCCATAATATATTTTTGACCGTCCGCATCTGCGACGGCCGTTGGATCATCGAGCATATTTGCAATCGCAGTAGCGTTATAGTCATCAATTAAGATGTCGTTACTGCCAAAAATCTGTTTTGCCATAATTTAGGCCTCCTATTTTTAATAAGTACTCTGCAACGGCGTTCTGGAACCGCCCGATTTAGCGACATCAGCACCAAAGTTAGCGCTAGAATCTTGATGCTTCGTAGCAGACGGAACCCGTCCACCAGCGTATTCAGCGCGGACTTTAGCTTCTGTTTCCTTTTTGATGTCCGTGATGAAACCTAACAACGTGCTTGCATTCTCAACCGTCTTATCGCGGTCATCATTTACAAACATTGAGACAATCTCTTTGGGCATATCAATATGGCTCTCTTTGAAAACCTCAAGCGTTGAGTCGATAATGTCACGACGTGCCAGTTGCTTTTCAAGCTTTTCAACTTTAAGCTCTTCAGGCGTCTTTTTAGGCTCCTTAGCCGGCTTATCGCCAGATTTAAGCTTTGTTAGTTCTGCCTGAGCTTGTTCTAGTTGCTGTTGTAGCTCATTCTTTTTGCTTTGCTCCTTGCCGATGCGACCCTGCAATTTTTCGATGATGTTGGCATTCTTAGCGTCATTCTCATCTTTCTCATTGTTTCCATAATCCGAGTTATCATCTGCATTTAATGGCTTGTCGTCATTAGCATCATTGGGGTTATCAAGTGCCGGGCCGCTTGGACTGCCACCATTTGGGTTGTCTTCAGCAAAAAACTGTAATTGCATTGGCACTAACTTACTAAATCGTTTCATACTTAAAACTCCTTTCGCGCATTTAAGGTCATGGGAGACTGTATTCCTCAGGTTGTTCTTTATTGTCCGCAACACATGGAAAAGGACAAAATAAAAAAGCCTGTTCAGGCTTTAATAAATACTGAAGTTTACAAAATTTGAATCACTCGCTGGTGTCTTGTGACATCGACAATTAGGATGACTGTCATCTGGAATATCCGGCGCATCGTTAATGGCGTATGGACTGCCATCAGCGAGACCTTGGCATCTTTGACACGCGCCGGGTTCATTCACCCAATCTACATATTGCACACCTGCTAAACGGTAGGTGGTCATATTGACATGATCAATAAGTCTTGCCGATTCCGTACGGACAATTCGCCGGGCATTGAACTCCATTTGCTTAACCCGATCAGCAATGGACTGAGAAGTCTTAAATTGGGCTGTATTAGCATGGTCGGCCAGCATGTTTTCCATATCCTGAAGGGACATACCGTGCTTAATATGTTTATTAACTAAGGACTCAATATCATTAGCCAAGTTGTCGCTATCAATCCACAAATTTTGCGACCAAATAGCGCGTGTACTGGGCTGTGTCAGGACACTGGAGGCCCGCTTTTGTTGCGTCGTTGACAGTTTAAAAGCATTCTCCATACGTTTTAATTCAGTGTTAGCATCTAATTCAATGCGTCGCTCAATATTTCGTTGGTTTTTTACCGTCATTCTGATGACGGCTAACCCCATCAAAGCTGCTAAAATATGCTTTTTATCAATATGAGTCTGTGCATTGTAGGCCTTAACACGACTGAATGCCTCACTCGGCCAGTCGCTCATATCAGTTTGCTTAACTGCATTTTGCCATTGCTGTAAGTCCCAGCGACTAGCTTGACTACTTACCTGTGAAACAGTTAAACCGTTCTCATCAGCATAGCGTGCATAGAACTGTGATAGATGGTCACGAATGTACATCAGACATTCACGGTAATATTGGTTACTTTGCTGGTCGGTCTGGTTGTCCAGATTTATTAGTTGTTGAATCCGTTGTCGTTCCTGCTGAATCGTGAGCGCCACCATCGCCTACACCCGCCTTCTTTTGCTGGTCAGTCACGTACTGGTCAACATTTACTTTAGCTTCATCAATTACCTCTTTGTTTTCTTCTTTGAGCCGTTCAACCTCTGCTGCTGGATCATCAATACGTGATAGGTACCCAAGCTTAGTAACATCACTGACTTGACCATCCAGAGTTTTTACCGTTTGTGCCTCTTCTAGCATGTTGTGTGGAATACTCTGCTTATGGTCGAATGTTAGGTCATTCGGGTTAGCGTTTTCGCTCCATTGTTTAAAGAGAATAGCAAACATCTGTCGTAGTGCTTTATCCATCTTATGCGACTTCACACGTGCTCTGGCCTGCATGGGCTGATACCGTTGCAATAAGGCGACGCCACTAATAGATTGAGCTGACATACCAAAATTAGCATCATTCAAATTAACCACTTGTGACGTCTGGTAAACCATATCGATGGCACGGTTTAAGAAGTTCTCCTTTGCTTCATCATGTGGATCAGGTGACAGAAACGCTGCAGATGGGGTTACCTTACCGTCATTAGTATTGATGGCCGTTTTCTGTTTAGGATAAATATTAATAACGTGGCTTCCTTGCAGCATTTCAATCTGTTTATCGTCCAACTCGTCCCCTGTAATCACTAGGTAGGATTCATTAAAGGTGTCATTGTCATTACCTTTGGATGACATCACATTATCAATCGCGTCAATGAGGTTAATAGAATCGTCAAATAACCCGGCACGATCTGAGTCTTCTGCTAGCTCAATGACCGGCAATGCTGGGAAATTTAACATGTCGCTTTTCACAACGCGGTCAGGATCATTGCGATCAGCGTTAGTCACTATTAAGCTCCCTTGCGCATCACCACTAGCCATCGTGTCGAATTGATAAACAGCGTCTTTAGTGATTAGTTCACCATACTGACGCGCAGCACCAGTCGAGTACCGAATTGCAAATACAGGATTGTGTTCTATCGAATCGTCATATACAACGATAGTGTCTCTAGGTGAGCAAACCGCCATCTTGAGCTGCGTCTGAACTTCATCTGATTCTCGTGATAGGATACCTACTTCATACAAATAAAGATATGAGCGACCGTAAATATCAGCTTGCTTAGACCATTCGCTAAATACATCCCCGTAATCATTGGCATTCAGCCAAGCTTGAATCTTGCCGTTCAAAGCGTCATCATCAGTCTGGCTGTTATCTGATTGGTGCTTAATAACAACCGGTTCGCCGCTAAAATAGCCGTTAAACGTGCTAACGAGCTTCTTGGGTAGGTTAAACGTCAATCGATTGTCCGGCTTATTTAGAGGCTTTTCTGGGAGGCTAGTAATTTTGTGGTGTCGACCAATATAGTAGTCATGTTTAAGCTTGTATTTAGGCACCAGATAATTCTCATGATAATTAATAATCTGCTTAACATCATCTAAGTGGCCTGCGATACCGACGTCTCCAATATCTTTGTTGTAAAGAAAAACATCGTCATCAGTGATGGCAATGTTTTCAGATAACCCAGAGGACCCATCATTGCTGTTTGCGTGATGCAGTATCGGGCGCCCACTCAGCACGTAATCTTGCATATTTTGTGGTTCTCTTGTTGGCATTTAAAACTCACCTCCTAATAATGATCAATTAGTTGAATACCATTACCATTATCGGTTTCCGGTTGTAGAATAGTCGCGCAGAAATAGCGCATGGCGTCCATCGTATGATCGTGATCTTTGGTTGGCTTATCCTCGCCACGTTGAGCTGCTTTATCATCCCACACGTAACTGGCGAACTCCTTAAACAGGTTCGGCAGGTTGCGCGTGAACTTAATCTGACCATTACTCATCAGTGATTGGGTCAGTCGGATACCGTCCAGTACGTTATTGTATGCTTGATAGACCTGGTACCCCCGCGATTCCAACTCAATGATAAAGTTCTGAGCCGCCGGGTCGACGATAATTGGTGCAATGATGGGGCCTAAAAAGTTCCCCAGATCATCAGCATACTGCTGGTCGGTCTTTTGAACGCCACTCACATCATGACGGGCATCGTAGTAGTACTCACGGAGCAGATACCAAACGCCATCAGAAAAACCCCACAGCAGGAATACTGTCGGGTTTTGGGCGCCGTAGTCACACGACACGTAGTATTGAGTAATATTGCTGTAGTCTGGCGCGTCAACGACCATCTTTTGCTCGTCAAAATTATCATAAATAATACCATCGCTAAGAACCCATAGGCCTTCGATGTAGCGCATGTAGAACACGCCAGAATAGCTTCGCTTAAACCGGTCTTTAACCGACTCAGCCAACGCTGGGTTATCGTCCATCATGAAATGAATGTGCAGCGCCTTGTGTTTTTCAAGCTGATCCAGCCACTCCAACTTAAACCAGTGATAAGGGCCAGCTGGGTTACAGTTGAACCACAGCTTACCGCCGTCCACAGACACACGACCAGTTGCTTGATTAACAAATGATTCTGGCATCAAGGCAACTTCATCAAAGAAAAAGCCGGCTAAAGTAATCCCTTGGACTAGATCTTGCGAGCTTTCGTCCTTGCCACCAAACAGGAAGTAAAAGTTAGTCTTGCTACCGCGCTTAATTTCAAGCATGTTATCGGCACGCCGGTCAATTACTTTGAAACCTCGACCTTCAAGCATTGTTTTTAATGGTCGAATCACGTTGCGTCGTAACGACCCAATTGTCTTGCCTGCAATTCCGAACTGTTGACCGTCGTAATTTGTCATAGACCACTCAATGTAGCTCATGCTCATAGTCATGGTCTTGCCGGCACGAATTGAACCATCACAGATAATCGCTTCGTACTCTTCACGGTTACGCCATTGCGGGTGCGTCAGCCATGCATTTTCGAAAACCTTAGCCTGAAACAGTCTTGGATCCAACCACCATGACAACACCTCTAGTTGCTTCGGTGAGAACGGAGCGTAATTAAACTGTGGTGTTTTCATCATCGTCCGTCCCTCGCTTAGCTTCATAGATTGCCTTTAGGAATGCGTCATCATCTTGATTAGTGTCAACTGGTTCAGGCAAGCGGTCAAGCAACTCTTTCATGGCTTTTTGCTTGTCATACAACTTGACTACCAAGCCGTCACGGCCAACATGAATATCCTCAATCAGCGACCAGTCGACCTGATCACTCGGCTTCAAATAGATGTCAGCGCTGTGCTTACGAATCAGATTGTTATCCTCATCGAACAACGGGTTTCCGTCTTCGTCCTGAAGGGCTGTATCGTAGCTGTCGTAGTTGATAACGTCGCCAAGTGAGGCAGTGGCCTGCTTAATGTACTGCAATAGAACATCGTTAGCGTCCATCAAAATTGACTGCTGTTGTTTGGCCTTTAAGTCCTTGATAGCCTCAATTATCTTAGGGTTTCTAAGGAGTTTATTGCCTTCAACCATAGCCGTGTTATAGTTACTCCCATATGCCTTTTGGTAAGCCCAAGTCGCGTTGAACCGCTGCAAATAGTACGCACAGAACAACTTTTGCTTTTCGGTTAGACCTGTCGCATCCAACGTCTCTTGCATTGCGACAATGTCGCGTTTTGTCGCAGATTTTTGAGACGCTGTCGCATTTTCTGTCGCACTTTCTTTTGCCGATTGGCCTTCATCCCAATGACCACGCGACTTCCAGTTTCGGACGGTACTTTGCGACACATTGTAACGCTTAGCGATTTCTTTATACGATAAACCAGCTAAGTAATCCGCTTTAGCTTCTTCTGCTCTCTTTGTCACAACATATCACCACACCTCCAATTTAATGTAGTTGGCTCCTATGATGTCATTACGCACAAGTTGTTCGCTATAATTACATCATAGGAGTTTTTTATTATGATCAATAAATCTGCCATCAATCAATTCATTAACTTTATTGTCTTTGTTCATCTTGTTTCCTCACTTTCACAACCTCACCAAATTTAAAAGCAGCATGCTTTTCAGCACACCGCTTCTCTTTAAACCATTGTTCCAAATCTCGTTCAATTTTTAAATCGGTAACACTATTGTAGCCACTGTATGTACGATACATAGAATTGCAATAATTCCTTCTTGTCATTATGATTACCTCAACTATTAAAAAGTATGTATTTTCTTAAAAAATTATTTATGTAGACTCTGTATCGGGATATTGATATAATTTTTAATCTCTTAACCTTACTCAAGTGTCTATCAAGCAATTCACTCACTAGCAAAAACATTATAGAAAAGAAGCATAGTTAGCCGCATTGGAGGTCCGCTTGATTTTTAAATAAATTGAATTACTACAAAAAAAGGTCTTATAATATCAATAGAGTCATTTGTTATTAATGATCAGGAAAATTTTTAAGGGGATTGGCCTAACGTTTTTTATTTTTAAGTTAAAGTACTTGAATTAACTTACTTGGACTATATCTGTCTCAAACTGCTTCCCGGAATTTAATAACAATGTCTCAAATAAATATCAAAGATTGGGAGGAAATATTATGCACTGGTTATGGGTATTAATTGTAGGAGCAATTATTGGTGTTATCGCTGGAGCAATTACCGGCCGTGGTAACTCAATGGGCTGGATTGCCAATATTATCGCCGGCCTAGTAGGATCGGCCTTGGGAGAAGCTGTACTTGGCCATTGGGGACCTCAACTAGCTGGAATGGCAATCGTACCTTCAATCATTGGTGCCATTATTTTAGTTCTGATTGCATCTTACGTGGTAGGACTACAATCTAAAAATTAGTACTTTCAAAACGCCCGAATTTTCCGGGCGTTTTTTAATTTCCAAAAAAAGCCGGCGTTAGACACCGGCTTAAAGCGCGAACGCCCGCCCAGTACGAGAGGAGCATCCCTCCTTAAAATTTGAAGCGGGCATATGCCACGTATCGGAGTCGAACCGACACCTGCTACCACAGCGTGGCGACCAATAACAAATATATTTAGGAGGTTTGTCGGCTATGGGGCCGGCAACGGGTGCAGTTGGAGTCGAACCAACTAAACCGTAACACCCTGAAAGAATCGGAGGAATTTATCTAATTCTTTTGATAATACCAATTTACACCCATAATCCGAGCTTTTGGTTCGGTCTTAGTTCACTAAAAGTTCACTCTCAAATTAAGCTTTAAATACCAATAAATCATTCAATTTATTTCCCTCCTCCAATTGAGGCGGAAACTGAAACGCAAAAGCGATAATGGCATCCTTTTTGATTTTCGTATACTGCGTCTTTGAATAACCAATGTGATCCATAATCAAGTCATCTTTGTCGGGAAATTCAGTCAAGAACTTGCGTTTCAAAATATATCGATACTCTTCTCGCTCTAAAGCATCAATCGCGTGCCTAATTTCAGTACAAACAACAGTTGCCGAACTGTGCTCTATTAGACTATTCTCTGCTGTATTTTTAAAATTGGGTGATTTGGGCATACCATCCATTGAAGGTGATCGTAATGAAATCACGTCTCGTCTTTCAATCCTATGCAACAGCACATAGTCACCCAATAGCGCTTTTGCTTTTTCTAACGTTGCTTCTTCATCTAACTTGCTAAAATAGGCACTACTTTTCAACCCGTTCCACCCCTTGTCGTGTCAGTGTTTATCCGCTATAATTATCGTGTCGGGAATAATTGTAGTCATTCTGCAAACACTTGTGGGATGACTTTTTATTTTTTTAACTTTCTCGTAACCATTTCTTAACTGATAAGTTGTACCATGTACTTGTTAATAGGTTGGTATCTATTAACACTCCACAAAGAATCCTGATCAAAGGCGTCCAGAGAGGCGTCTTTTTGTTTAGATTTAATTTGTAACTTCAACTGACCATTTGATCTTTGGCGCAAGTTTCGATCCTCTTTGAAGCTATGATTATTGCAATTACACTTCTTGGCAACGATACCTTTTTATTTGCTTTATAGTGATTTTTCTGCGACACTTAAACTAGATCAAATTTAGGAGGTTACCATTATGTCACTAGACGATATGATTGATAGCACTAAGGATAAAGTTTCCGGCAAGGCTAAAGAAGTTGAAGGCAAAGTAACTAACGACAAGGGTCGCGAAGCACAAGGTAAGGCTGAGGGGTTACTCGGCAAAGCCAAAGAAAAACTTGCCGATGCAAAGGATGCAGCTTCAGAAGCCATTGATGACGTCAAAGAAAAATTCGATAAAGAAAAAAAGTAGATTTATCAAGCCGTCCTAAGGACGGCTTTTTTAGTATCCGTGAATCCTAGTCTAATTAAACAATTCCAGTATCAACGTCATCGTTAACCGGACCTTCCCGTGTTACTTGTAACGAGAGCCTACTTCGCAGTTTTAATCACAATAGTTCCTCTTTAAAAATCTTATTATGGTAATCATACCTAGCAATCACAACTGGTACTCCATGCTCGTGCATAAACAGCACCATCCGTAATTTACTGTCGGTCGTAAGAGTTGCTTTGCCACCTTTAACATCAATTACTGATAGCAATTTGTCACCGTCATAAATGCTGAAATCAGGTGTGTAAGATCGGCTACGATACGTCTTACCATGTATTTTGAAACTGGGACAAATTTGAAAACGTTCATGTATTCTAAACTCTTGTTTCAAAGTTTTTAACTGGCAGTAATAAGCTGCTTCAGCCCGGCTATCAAACTTATAACCATTAACCTCAATTTTACGGGCGCCAAATTTGTTTTGAGATTTCTGTGATAATCTGCCGGTTTGAGATTTTAATCGTCGCTTACGTGCCCCGGTGGGCCTCTTAACACCCCTTGGATACCTAATCGGCATTAGCTCTACCACTCTTTGCCTGTATTTTTTTAAGCTGATAACCACGGTAGTTGGCCAAATTAGCAGCGTCAGTTCCACGATAACGTTTACCACCCCGCCACGCCATGAGTTGCTCATCGGCATTCAAGGCATTGGCTAACTCTGCTCTCGTCATTTTTGCAACATCCCAAGATTCCATCAGTCCAGTAATGTAGCGTGAGATGGCTCTAGGCTTAGTTTCTGGCGTGATTGTTGCGCTCTTTTTTGAATCCATAATACCTAATTCCATTCGTACCGCTTTTAATACCTGGGCAGTCCGGACAGAAGACATGCCCAGCCGATCAGCCAAACTACTAAATTTGACGTTGCCATTTTCGATAGCCGTCTTAACCATCTGATACTGCTTATCACTCAACATTACGTTGCCATGTCGTTTCTTAGTAAGAATTAAGCCTCGTAACTCTTCTAACTCCGGATCATCGTAGGTTAATTTGCTTAGATCATCGCCGTGCTTAATCTCCAATTCATGCAACTTCGCCAATGCTTTTGGTGTCATGTTATCTCCATCACTTTCTTTTGATTAACTGCTTGCGCTTAGCCACTTCAAAGTCAGCCAGATACTCTTCAGCAGTGACTTTTGGCTGCCAGAAAAATTCGAAACCATCGGGGATCCCAATGCCTTTTTGCGCCTGTTCCATGCAAATTATGATGGCAAAGAACTTAAACCACTTTCTGCTGTGCTCGCCTGTTTGCGTCTGGCCGTCAACTGCATATGCTTCTCTCAGTCGGTCTTGAACGAATTTAAACCCAGGTCCCTCGCCGTATGCTTGTGCCTCTGCTAGGGCCATAAAAGCGTCGGCCCATCTTGTCTTATCTGCCATGCTTAATCCCCCTTCAAAATTTCGTCAAAACTTGGTAAATCTTTGTTCTCGTACTTAGCTGGTTTTGGTGGTTCATAGTCATCTTGGATCCAATCAGGTAATGTCTCTTTAATTCGTCTAGGCAGTTTGTAGCCTCCTGGACGGTTAGCCTTTCGCTCTCGTTCCATCTTTCGCTGGTGCTCTACATCGGCCTTTTTGGCCGCTTCGATTGTCGTGACCTTCAATTCACGCCAACCTTCCAACACGCGATCGACGTACTTAACCGAGTTCTTAGCCGGGATTTGTTTACTGCCGGCGATGGTGACGGCAAAGTTAACCAGGTCAGAGCCAAACTCAGACACCCAGTTCGTCAAATCTTGCTGGACGATAGCATTTGGGAAACCCCAAAGTTGCTGCCACAGCTCCCAGGTATTTTGCTCGGCCGTGTTGGTCACGCCTTTGTCATCGTCATTGTTTCGTTTAGTTTTGTTTAGTTTATTTAATGCTCCACTGTTGTCTCCACTACTGCCTCTACTGTTGTCTCCACCATTGCCTCCACTACTGTCTCCACTATATGGAGACAAATTAAGAATTGAGTAGATAGCAGCTTGATTGCCTTTACGTGGTGACCACTTAATGTAACCTGCCTGAGCAAGTTCATTGCGTACTTTAAAGAAGTTGGAGTCGGATTTAATACCAGATTTTTGCTTTAACACCGACGAAGCTACCGTGAACGTTGCCGACCATGCGGTTTTATTGTTCTGGGCCATTAGTGCGTGCCAGAGTGCAATTGCCGATGAGTTCAGCGGATCATTTTCGAGCTTGTCATAGAAAGCTTTAATCTGCGTAATGTAATTCAACTTGCCACCCCCTCAATGCCTACCCTCCCACCACTACTGATTAAATGTTTACTGTAATTTCTTGCCAAGAATATTTGCTAACATAGCAATTATCTCAGGCGTCAAACCTTCAGAAATATCGGCTCCCTCTGTTGAACTTACTACGGGATCTGATGTAAATTGTTCTTTAATCTCGTTACAGATATTGCTTACCATATCGCTATTAAAACCCATGTCCTTCATAATGCCAACGACTGCAGATGTTAAACCGGTTAAGACCTCCATACGGCTCATACCCGACGCTGTTAAACACGAGGCATAGTGTCCATCTACTAATGTTCTGGTAACTGTAATTGTTGGTTCGCTCATAATTAATTCCTCCTAGAATGGTAGATCGTCTGTGTTAATGTCCACGTCCGTGGCGTTGTCTGCAAACGGGTCCTTAGGTGGCGTTTGTTTTTCATCTTCGTGTTCTTTTAATGGGGCTTCTAACTCTGTAATCATGGCTTGCATACCGTCGGCCACCTTAGTAACTTCATCATCGGTTAAACTGCCCCAATTACCATCCCAGTCGTCACCCACAATTTCTTTGACAACTTGCTTAGCAGGTTGCTTGGTATCAGGTAATCCCAGCTGTTTAGCGGCTTTGTTCGACTGAATCGCAATAATTTTCAGTTTGGCCACACTAGTCCCACTTAGAGTGGGCTTTTCTGGAGTCTGCTGAGAATTTATATTGTTGGGTTGTTCTGACTCAGCCCGATTGGCCCGAGGAGATTCTGATTTAGGGCCGGATAAAACTAACTTGGCAGCTGCCTTTACTTTTTTGTCATACGCTTTGTCGGCTAGAAATTGCACACTATTTCGGTCTGTCTTAACCAGGTCTCCCAATGGTGTCCCTTTACTCTTTTTCATGGGTGACTGTACTTTAAGAGCATCCTGATAAGTCATTGTAGCTAGTTCAGCACGTTCATCAAAACCTGACATGTCTTCGATGTCTTGCGTAAATAAATCTGATAGCGAACCAATCGTGAGCGTAGCATCAACCTGTGCACGTTTCTTAGCCATCTTTAGCACTGTGTTCTTTACGTCAAACGGAGCATTGGGATCGGGAACCTTGACACCATCTTCGAAAGAATTTCGCTGGTTCTTTTTTTCGCGCGTATTCCCGTTACCAAGTCCTTCAGTGATTAACTTGCCGTCTTTCAATAGGGTGCATTTAACTGTGTAGTCGAAATAGGCATTATCGGGATCATAATTTTCTACCTTGTCAATTACTGCGTATTCACTCTGAACGCCCATTAGCATGAGAATTTTTTCGGCACCTGGTTTTAATAAGGTTGGCTTTGCCCCGGTCCCCGGGATAATTCCAAAGTCCTTACCTTCAATCAATTGGTTCTGGACCAAATTTTGAAATTCTTTAATGGCTTTTAACTGAGCAGTGACTTGGCTGGGTTTGACCGTCATAATCAACGACATTGCCGATGAGTCTTCTGGCTGTGTTTGTCGCGTATTTGCTAGTGCTTCACTCATAGATCATCGACCCCCTTTGTAGGTGTAAACTTAACATCTTCTCTTTCAGTCACATGGATTCCTGGGACAATTTGACCGTCCTGATCAATGGCCTTACCGCCTTTGACTGGTGTCAAGGTTTTCTTGAAGTCGCCCCATTTGAGCGTTAGTTTTGACTCAATAAACTCCGGGTGCGAGGTGGCCACGAAGGATTGCAACTGCTCGTCATCGTGCTCCCAGTTCTTACGCTTAGTCACCATGGCTTTACCGGCCGGAACATTAATTTTGCCATCTGGTCTGGTCTGTCGGTACTCTTCCAAAAGCGATTCAAAGTAATCGTGGCTTTCGTTTAAATCATGGGTTGTCCGATCAAACCATTCTTGTGTTTGCCGGTCGAACTCGTGTTTCTGCTCTTGCTTGTCTTTCAGTTCCCGATTAATTTCTGCCAACTTCCGAAAAGCCCAGTTAGCAGCGGTGTCATCATTTATATGGAACCTTTCACCCTCGGCCTTCGGGTGATTTTCAAGTACTTCGCTCATTACAATCCCTCCTCAAATGCACCTAAGCCATTAATTCTGCCTAGCAACGCACCTAATGCCACCAATCCACGATCCCAAGTATCTCCTGGTTCTATTTCATCAAGCAATGTTGAAGCCATTTGCTTGGGAGTTGTGTGCTTTAAAATTTGTTTTAAAATTTCGTTTTCAATATCCCATTCATTCGTCGGAAAATTAAGCCCGTCATACCGCCACACCTGAGTACCAGCTTCTAATCGGTTTCCTTCGTAATCAAGGGCATTGGTAACGGTTCCTGATGGGTATAAACTATATGGGTCAATCATCGTCAATCACTCCTTTATAGGCCTGTACAATCTGGTTAACGCACCGTCGCATATCAACCTTTACCTTCTTACGAGTCCGTAAATCGGCTTCGCTAAGGTCTTCCAAGAACTCGGATAAGTCATAAGCCGTTTTGAGTGTTTGTCTGAATCTATTAAGTTCTTCAGCCATTGCCACGACCCCCATTTTGGGTTAAAATTAAAAGCATAAAAGTTATTCTCAAGTAACTTATGTTGACTCACTGTCATGCCCGACAGTGGGTTATTTTTTTGCTCTTTTTTCATTTGCTCATCTCCTAGTCAAAGAATCGTTTGTCGTGCCGGTGCTCAAAGGCCAACGTCAAGACACTAACACCAATGAGGCTTGCAGTTAACCCGACCCAAGTAAATGTAACCATATCGATTACCTCCTTAATTCAAACCGTGTTCAATAATGAATTTTTGAATTTCGTGAGACGGAATATGCCAACCATTGTGTGTACTACCATAATCGATAAATCCGCCACGCAATACATCCAATTGGTTTTTGTACTTAATTAAGTAATTCAGCGCCCTAGTAGTTCCCTTCTGGTTAAACACGTGCTCGGCGAACTGTTTTAACGTCCACTCTTCCGGTTTAACTTGAGCTTTTTTCCACGCCTGAAACTCTTGAAATTCATCTTCCTCAACTAACCGGAGATGTTGCTGTGCAATTAAAATGTCAATAGATTCTGCCATATTTCCACCTTCTATCCGCCGTAAACACGATTGTAATGATCAATCATGCTTTGAAGCTTTTCTTCTGACATGCCAGAGCTTAGAGCCTTGACGATCATGTCAGTTCTCTCTGCTCCCTGTTCTTCCAAATATTGTTGGATGAAGTTTTCGATGTGCGCTTGGTCTTCAGCATTGCGCTCACTTGGCTTCTTGGTGTAGGCTAACTCAAAATCATGTTCAGCTTGAATTCGTTCTTGCTCTTCTTTGTGTTGGATAATTGAAGTGGCATAAGGAGATTCCAGCTGCAACTTGCTATCATTCAAAAACGACAGTACACCGAATTCGCTACGAGCGGCACTCATCGCTAATTTCAATGATCCAAGTGATTCAACCAGTGTCCGTTTAACTTCACGTGTTGCACTGCGCTTACCGGTCTTTAAATTACTCAGAGCGCTAGGTGCCATGTGTATCTCATTAGCTACTTGCTCATGCGTTTTAACAGGCTTAATAGCCGTTAAATCATGTTTCAATCGTTTAGCAAACTTTAAATCTACCAATGTCATCACCTCCCTTCATTGAATAGATCTTTTAGTTTCTTTGCTCAAAAGCGAGATATTCTAATATTGGGAACTAAATAGTGTTTAGCAATCCTTGTACGATTTTACGAGCTTCATTGATGTTGCTCGAATTGATCTGGTAAACATTTCTGACGTGCAGCTTAATTCGTAAAATCGTATTAATCGAATTCTTTAATTGATAAGCATCAGGATTTCCGAAGTGAGACAAATGATTTTCAATCTCTTGACTTAACTTTGTCCACTCACGCGGACGCTTAGGTTTATCTACCATCGCTGACAGCTTTTCTTCGACCGCTTTATCTACTAATTGATTCAACTGTTCTTTTGTTACTTCCATTACTTGGTCACCTCTTTTTCAGGTAATAATTCCTTCACATCAATTCCAAGCGCATCAGCAAGTTTAGTTGCTGTGATGAGACCAGGTGTTTTATCTGTATTTTCAATGCCACTAATCGTGGTTTGAGGAACCCTGCTGACGTCAGATAACTTGGCTTGTGTCATTCCCGCACGTTCTCGGAATCGAATTAATTTTTCACCACTGTTCATATAATCACCTCTTTAATTGACCCATTTGGGTATGAAAGCAATATATACCCTTTTGGGAACGTTGTAAACCCATTTGGGTAAATTATTTTAAAAGCAAGTTTGCTACGCTTGTAGTAAACATTACCCAGATGGGTTTAAGGAGCATAGCAAACATGGAATTTGATCATGGAAAACTTTTTACAGATCGTTTGTACAAATACATGAGAGACAGAAACCTAACACTCAATAGAGTTGCTACCCTTTCAAATATTACTGCCTCCACGCTGAATAACATTGTTAATCGTGGTTCTGCTCCCAGAATTGACACCATCTACAAGATTTGTGATGGTCTTGACATCTCCGTGCGCGACTTTTTCGACTTCCCGCCCTACAACGAGGTGGAAGAATGACTAATTCTGACATAATTGCGTTATTTGCTTTGGTAATTAGTATCTTGACTGCGTTGTACACTAGGTTCACTCAACTACGACGTGATCTTGTGAACTTGAATTGGATTTACCAAACTTCCTATGATTCAGACGACTCTGGTAATTTTTATTTTGCATTAAATGTCTACAACCAATCATCAATTTCACATTCGATAACCAATGTTTCCGTTGAGTCAAGTAATAATAAATTTATAAGTGACGCTTATCGCTATCCTGTCTTGGTTACGACAAGGACAATTCTTAAAACGGATCCTGATGACAGTGACGTACATTTGGTGTATTCGGATTACGTTCCAATGAATATTGATCCACAACATTCAAAACAAGTTGTACTAGCTTTTTCTGGTCAATTACCTAAAGACGGTTTTTGTATCGTTCTCACCGGAACGCATACCCAGCGTATCCATATAAAGAAGTCTGCGACTCCTTTCATCAGCCTTAACGACCTTTCTTTAATTTTCGATAGAGATTTGGGAGGAACTTTGCCTCAATTAAAAACTGTCAATGGTAAGAAAGTTTAGAACATCCAAAATCAATATCGATGATTCACATAAACTACGTACACAAAACAAATTATCGACCCAACCAATGAAGTGATAGCGACCGCAAGATGCATAGTGGTCACCTCCTTTTTGAATTGAATTTTTCATTTTTTCACATCTAGCCAACTAGACCAACAGTGACAATTTCCGTGTAAATGCTAGCTTTCTGGTGAAAAATTCTTCCCTTTTGAATGAGACTTTACAAAATTAGTTTAATACGCTTATAATACTAGTTACCCAATTGGGGGAAGAGGGGGAACAAACATGGATTACAATCGTGGAAATCTATTCGCTAAACGTTTATACAAATATATGCGCATGCGAGATCTAACTTTGAATAGAGTGGCAAAACTATCGGGGTTGACTGCATCGACGCTCAATAACATCATTAATCGAAGCTCGTCGTCCCGAGTAGATACAATTTATAGAGTCTGCAATGGACTGCACACTTCTGTTCGAGATTTTTTCGACTTTCCTCCTTACAATGAGGTGGAAGAATGAAAGATCAGTTTTTGATCCTCTTGATAGCCTTAGTATTTGCTTTTTTAACTTTTGTTCTCACCGCACTAGGTTGGTGGATGAATCGTAGTCACTTTGCTGTTAAAACAAAATGGTTTTTTTCCACGAATGACGATTCCATTAAATTAGAAATAACCATTACGAGTTTGTCTTCGACTCCAATCAAAATTAAAGAAATTTCCTTTTTGGATTCTGATTTGCGAAGCATTTCCGAAATTTATTACAACTATGAAATCGCCCAAGAAAATTGGATCGCTGATCAAATTGAAGAGAGATTAAACCGTCTCGTTAAACAAGAGACTACCTCCAAACGAATAAACACGTTTAATACTGGGGGTACGCTAATTGCATTACCGACAATGGAGACTTCAGATAGCAATTTGAATTCTTCTGAAACACTCTCAAACTTATCAGCTAAGAGCAGACATACACTAGAAAATTGGAAAAGCTTTAAACGTATTCAAATTCGGGAGCACTTGCTAGAAGAAATTGATCAATCAGATGATTCAGAACATAACATCAACAAAAGTGCTTCCACCCCTTTAATTGGAACTGAAGTAATCGGATCAGCCGCAACGAAAACTTTCACCTATTGGTTTTCTTCTCAAAATATACCTACCAGGATGGTAATGATGTATCTGGGAAAAATTTGGGGATTCACTCACAGGAAAAAATTCCCTATTCAAAGCCCAAACGTACAATTTCAAGAATCACACAATAAACGTCATAAAAAATTTTAACTGAATCGCATGGCCAATACTTTTTCATTGTATTGGCTTTTTTAGATCCATTGCTTAGTACTTTCGTCCACTACCCCCCTGCATTAATCAATTTACATATTCACTCATTGTGAGATAATGAGCTTATGGGGGAGGTGAATAAAATGGCGTATAACGAGGAGGTCGCTGAGTTTTTAATTACCGTCGGTTCCAAAAATCATTATATAGAAGGCGAAAACAAAGGTTTTACCGCCCCTATGTTTGATCAACAAGATGTTTGGGATACCGCTGGCACTTTAATTGAATCTCATGTCTTAAACGTCCATCTAAACTGGGTGAGTGACAGTATTGTTGACATTATTTGGGATAAGCCAAACTAATATCCAAAGAAGAATGACCAATACTCATTCTTCTTTTGTTTTAAGCAACTCTTCTCCCCTATTTGAATAGATTCCGTTGGTTATTCACACCAACAGAAAGTAAAATTAAGTTATCAGCAAAATGGTTTAGGAATACTGAATTCCTCAGTGGTTGACCTTCTTACCACTCATACTCAAATCGCGTACTTCTTTTTCAAAAAAAATAGTCCATTCAACTCCCATCTTTAAAGAAAGGTCTTTAGCCTTATCCACATTAGGTGTTCGCCAACCACTTTCATACGAAGTGTAAGTTGATTTGGGGATGTCAAGAATGTTAGCCATTTGATCTTGAGACAAATTGTGTAACCTTCTATATTCTTTAAGCCACAGGCGCTCTTGCATTGTCTTACCTCCCATCTCAGGTACATATCCCATGTTCCTTTAATGTTTTAAATATAGTACATATCGCGTACATAGTCAATAAAAAAACTCTTTTCGAGTATTATTTTTGTTTTTCTTTAAAGTATACAATACGCGTACTATAATTCTTGATATGAAAGGGGATCAATTCATGTTCGCTAATAGATTAAAAGAGCTAAGAAAATCTCAACCAGGTTTAACTCAAGAATCCATAGCTAAGCAAATTGGTGTTGCAAAAACTACCTATGCATCATATGAGCAAGGAAAAAGGCAACCCGATTACGAAGTTCTATCCAAAATCGCTAAAAGATTTGATGTGACAATTGATTACCTCCTAGGCAACAACGAAACTCCAAAATGGGCTAATGAGAAAGATACAAATGATTTACAAAAGTTTCTCACTGAGAATGAAGGATCTATGACCTATGGCGGTGAAAATCTAACTAAAGAAGAAAAAGAAAAACTTAAAATTGCAATGACTCAAATTTTCTGGAGCAGGCATAAACATGATTAGGGGGAGGAAAACTAAATGAGTAATAACAGAATTGCAGAAATTTCTCGGATAGTGACTAACTCCTACCACACTGCCGATCCATTTGTCTTGGCAGATAAATTAAACATTGATGTCAGATGGAAATCACTTGGAAGATCCCCTCTTGGTAAGACTATGTATGATAACGGTGAGCCCATAGTATTGTTGAATGAGCAAATTCACGATCAGCCATTACGTTACTTTACGATGGCCCATGAATTAGGCCATATAATAATGCAAGAAGGTCTAATCGGATACTATACTCTTAACAATTATGCCCATTCAAGCCTAGAGAATGAAGCCAATGAATTCGCTGTTGCTTTACTCGGCCAACTGTATATCGAAGAGAATCAGCGCCTACCCGACAACTATTTTGACTTGGTTTATCTGTACGGGATGCCAATCTTTTAAAGTAAATATTTTTAATGGATCATTCTATTTTTGTAAGGTTGTTTTCATAAACACATAAACAATTGGAGAAAACAGTGCATGATAGTTAAAAACAAAAAAAACTGGTATTGGTATTCACTAATACCAGTTTCAGACTGAAGACAAAGTATCTATTTCGATGGACTTTGTCTTCTTTTTTGTTTTCTCAACAATGAAACCGCTTTATAATAGCGGTAGCGAGGTGATTATCATGATGGGAAAGCCTAAAAATGAAGATGTTCGTAATCAAGTCCAGTTCGTTTGTTTAGATGAATTGGTACCACAGGATCATTTACTGCGAAAGATTGACGCAGTTATCGATTTCAATTTTTTGCGCCAACTAGTCCGTCCACTATATGCCGACGATACGGGTCGGCCGAGTCTTGATCCGGTAATGTTACTCAAACTGCCCATGATTCAATATCTGTATGGCAAACGAAGTATGCGTCAGACCATCAAGGAGATTCAAGTTAATGTCGCCTATCGGTGGTTTTTAGGTCTTGATTTAACAGATAATGTACCTCACTTCACCACCTTTGGGAAAAACTTTGAGCGTCGATTTAAGGGTACCGATCTCTTTCAGCAAATCTTTGAGCAAATTCTCAACCAGTGTTTTGAAGCGGGTTTGGTCGACCCGTCGGTTCTGTTTATTGATGGAACCCATATCAAGGCCGCTGCCAACAATAAGAAATATCGTAAGCAGACGATTAACAAGGTGGCCACCTACTATCATGATGATCTGGAAAAGGAGATTACAACCGATCGGTTGCATCATGGAAAAAAAGAATTAACGCCCGGGAAGGAGGCACCAAAACAAGTCGAACAGAAAATTAGTCAGAATGATCCTGATAGTGGCTGGTTTCATAAGGGTGAACACAAGCAAGTCTTCGCATACAGCGTCCAAACCGCGTGTGAAAAGCATGGTTGGATTCTAGATTACACAATCAACGCCGGTAATCAGCATGACAGTCAAGCTTTTGAAGCAATTTACCGCAAGGTAAAGCACTATGACCCTCTCGCTATCGCAATGGACTCCGGATACAAAACACCGGCTATCGCCCATGAAGTACTACAAGATGGGACTAAACCTATCTTCCCTTATAAGCGACCAATGACTAAACCGGGCTTTTTTAAGAAGCATGCATACGTCTATGATGAACACTACGACTGTTACATATGTCCAAATGATCAAATACTGAGTTACTCAACAACGAACCGTGAAGGATACCGAGAGTACAAGAGCAGCCCTAAGGTGTGCCGCACTTGTGCAATGATTCAACAATGTACCCTTTCCAAAAATCATCAAAAGGTCATTACGCGGCATATTTGGCAAGACGCCTTAGATGAATGCGAAGATATTCGGCATACCCTTAAGTGGCGTGCCTGGTATGACTTGCGAAAGGAAACTATTGAACGCATCTTCGGCACGGCCAAGGAAGACCATGGACTCCGATACACAAACATGCGTGGGCGGGAGAAAATGGCTATGAAAGTTGGCCTTACTTTTGCGTGCATGAACATGAAAAAATTGGCAAAATTGAGGGCAAAGTAAGGACCGGTAAGGTCTATTTTTTTCGCCTTAACCAGTAAATTTGAGTTTAAAAGCGAAAGAAAACACCGCTCTCAGTTTTGAAAGTGGTGTTTGTCTTCACTCTGAAACTGGTATTGGTATTCACTAATACCAGTTTTTTTAGTAGCGAATTGTCAATTTCAAGTAGAAAACCTCTTTCACATAAACCTCCAGTGCAGATTTCCAACCGAATGTCTTTCTTGGTTTGGTATTAATTTGCCATACCATCTTAATTAGTTCAAATCTAAAAAGGTCGATAAATCCTTTGCGCGTCGATTCCATCGGACTTAAGATCTAAAACACTGGCCAAATTGCGGCCTCATAGAATTACCTAAAAAAGGCGCATTTTTGTCTCAGTTCTTTGAAGGGCGATAGATTTGTTTGTATTACAACGTCAGTGCTACAGGTACTCATGCTGTTACGCAATCCAACGTTTGATCGTGTAATTTTAACTAACACGTGCTGGATATGTTAACAGCCAAAGAGATTGCGAAATTACCGGCATTTAAGATTCCAACGCACAACGTCTCTTAAATACTAACATCCATTTTCTTTACCACTTCAAAACTCAGCTAGAAAAACGCAAGTTCGACTTAGCCGCACATTCGTTGATTTCTTTGTTAACCGTTATTATTTGCTAGCACAACGATGACTGTTAGAACCCTCACTACGGACATGAATGCCAAATATATTACCTTCATCCACCATATTTTTCCCAATGCCGTCATGATTATCGGCCATTTATGCAACATTCAGTTGATCAAGCACATTTTGAATAGTGAGCAATTAAAATCTTGAATTTAACGCCTTACAAACAATCTCGTCATTATTACTTATTTAAAATAACTTAGTACTTTTTACCAATTTGAGAACCATCTGAAAAACTTCAAGGTCATCTATCTACGCGTCGTCAAAAATATGTGACGCAACAGAATGGAATTGGCCCGATTAATTCTAAATACCCTATTTTTTGAAGGTTCTATGACAACCATCACGTAAATAGACCACAGATGGATATATGTAACGTTATCGATATGCTAAAAAAAACGTAAACCACTGTTCCGAATATGTGGAGTTATCCTCATTTTAACGGCCCAATTGAAAGCTTAGATCGTGAGGTCAAGCGCTTTATTCATAGGCCCCATCAACATGATTGAACTAAAATTCCAATAAAAAAGACCAATTCAGGTAATGAATTGGTCTAAAAAACGAGTTAACAAAGCTCTAAATTATCATAACACAATTTTAAAATATTAATAGTTAAAGTTAAAACGTGCTAAGATGTTTTCATTATTAGCATTAGCTGTAACACCTTGGTTAGTTGAGGAGTTCTCTTGACCAGCCTTTGCAGTATAAGTTAACGTTGGGATACCAGCACCATCAGCTTGTACCGTGTAGTATGCATCGTTCAAAGCTGAGTCATCCAAAGTGTATTGAGTTGCTGTATAAACTTTGCCCTGGAGTACATCTTTTGCACTAGAGATAGCTGTCGTCCCTTGCTTTACAACAACGAACTTGTCAGCACCAGCAGACTTGATTGCGGCAAGAACATCTGCGCGAGAAATCTTATCACCAATCTTACCAGTAGCAACCTTTGTTAATGCCAAACGCAAGTTAGCTAACGTTCCCTTATCATATGCAACATCGCTTGTTGCGTCAAGACCTGTTCCAGTTAAGTTAGTCGTCTTAGATAAATCATTTCCGGCAACACCAAATACACTGAATGCCTTGGCCGATTTAACTGACAATGTAACAGTTGAGCCATACTTAGCATTTGCTAAAGCAGCTGAATTATTCGCCTTTTGTGCATCACTCAAACCGTCAACCAATGAGTAACCAGAAACCAATGAGTTAAGAACAGTGTCCTGAGTGGCTACATTAGGAGCAGAGGTATTTAAAAAGTCGACTGCACCCTGTGTTTTGTAATTTGAGTTGGTGTATGTCTTTGACGCTACTACCTTACCATTTTCATCAGTGAAGTTAATACGAACTTGGTTTTCTGCAACTGGTGCTTCAGTTTGGACGTCTTTAGCAGCAATCCACTTACCATCGGCAGCAGTCTTAGTGCCAGCGATTTGGTAGTAAAGGTCGCCTGACTTGCTGTTCTTAACAGCCTTAGAAACAGTAAACTTAGCACCGTTAGCTAATTTTTCAGAGGCACGGCCAACTTTGTAAGTAGTCCATGCTGGAGCGTTCCAAAGTTGTGCGCCATCATTAGCAGTTTGGTCGCCAGTAGGTGCAGTTGCGTCAGTAGTAGTAGCAAAGTCCTTAATACCACCAGCAAAAGTACCCTTTACATTACCACCGTATACCCAGCCACGAACAGTCTTATCAAATGTAATTAACGTCTGCGTCGTTGTTTATACATTCTATTGTTACCTCGCCTACCCCAATTGGTTTAGAAGGATTACCATAACATTTCTAAAAAGGAGGTACTGCCTGTTCCCCAGTTTACGCACAGGCAGAAATACAAAATGGAATTCACAGATGTTTTTGGTTTCAAACATAGCGACTGCGTCCCCGTATCGACAACAGGAAAGTATGATCGTGTGATAATTATTGAAGACCCCTATAAAGTACGCTATGTTTGCCTCAATCCCAACGCTTGCCCTGATATTAGGCATTCACAGCATTGGTCACCGGCTAAACCTCAGGATGCTCCAGAAGATTATTTTGGTAATTTGAAACGTAATACAGATTAATAATAGTCCTACAGAATAAACAATAAATCGTCGTGCCATCCGTCCGCTACAAACGCCACTGGTGGCATCTATTACACTGATAGAAAGGAGCCGAAACCTTGGCAATCCGTAAACTTTCAAGTGGCAAATATGAGGCCCGAGTAAGCTATAAAGAAAATGGCCAAAAGCATCGTAAAACCAAAAATTTTGCAAGATTAGCTGAAGCACGTTTGTGGGAATCGGAAAACAAAGCAAAACTTGGAACTGGCGCTAACCTTAAGCAAGCCGATCAACCTTTTATCGACTACTATCGGCATTGGATTGAAATTTACAAGACCGACGGCGTTAGTGCCCACACCCATGACACCTACATGCTGATCGCAGATTGGGTGGAAAAATTCTTTCATGACACCTCAATTGGAAAAATCACCCGTGACGATTTCCAACAATTTGTGAATGGTTTTGGAAAAAGCCATGGGATCAGTTACACCCAAAAACTCGTCCGCCAGATAAGAGCTGCCGTTCAAGATGCTGTTGCTGACAATGTCATCTATAAGGATTTCACTTTTCGAGTTAAAATTACTGGTAAAAAACCGCAAGAAACCGAAGAAAAGTATCTCGACTTAGACGACTACCACAAACTGCTACCCTACCTAATTGAGAATGCTGGTCCCGACCACATGTCTTACGCAATGCTCTTGTTCCAACTTCAAACGGGAACCCGGTTTGAAGAAGCCGCTGGCATGACGTGGGACTGTGTAGATTTTAACAACCACATTGTCACGATTAACAAACAATGGGTGCCACGGGAACAAAAACTTGGGCCAACTAAAGGCAACGGGCAGGCTGATGGTAAAGTGACCATTGCTCCACCTTACGCTACTATGCTAGAAAATTTTAGGCAACAGATGGTGAATTATTTCAATGACATTGGGTTGGACTATGATACAATCAACGAGAAACAATTAGTATTTTTCTCAAAATTACGCAAAATAAATACCAACTCCGGCGTTAACTCAGCACTGGCAGATTTATGTACTAAACTTGGGATTAAAGTGGTTACCAGTCACGCTATGCGACATACACATGCCAGTGTGTTGATTCAAGATGGTGAAACACTTCCCTACGTCCAACACCGATTGCGACACAAAAAACTGGAAACCACTTTAAATAATTACGTTCACTTGGTGGAAAAAACGAACGGTGAATCGGATCGAAAAGCTATGTCTGTTCTAAGTGAACCATTTACAAAAAAGAACTCAAAAAACAGCTAA